GATTCTTCTTGCAGAACGGGGATGAATATTTCGGCTCATGGTTTTGGTCGAACTCGGTTGATGTGATGGTGCTTGCATCCAACTATCTTCTTGACCGCCGGGAGGAAATGGAGAATTTCAAACTTTCCACGGTTGCCAAGTTCCTGAATATTGCCGTTGAAGATGATGCCTTGCATGATGCTCAGTATGACATAGAATTGACAAAACTTATTTATGACATCGTGAAGTGATATGAAAAGGAAACTTGACTTTGACAAGATTGCGGTGGAAGCCCACGCCAATGCCATTGAACACGGTTTTTGGGATGTCCGCATGTCGAATGAGCATTGTTTGATGCTTGTTATTACAGAGGTGGCCGAATCCGTGGAAGCCCACCGCAAGGGGAATTGGGCATGTGACAAGCCCGAATATGACCTTTATGTCAAGGGGCACAAATCGCGGTTCATCACATTCGAGGAATCCATCAAGGACACGGTGGAAGATGAATTGGCCGATGTCGTGATTCGGCTTTGTGACCTTGCGGGGGCGGAGGGAATCGAATTTGACAAGCTGATGCCGTTGCGTTATATCCGTGACTTTGAGAAATACAGCTTTTCCGAAAACGCATTTGCGCTTTGCAAGGGCTTGTGCAAGGAATCCATCTATCTTCACAAGCGCATCCAATGGGGCTTGTGGTATGTACAGGCATGGGCGCAGCACATGAACATTAACTTGAAATGGCATGTCACTCAAAAGATGGCTTTCAATGCTACCAGGCCCACCAAGCATGGCAAGGCATATTAAGCAAGTGCAATGCAAATGCATGTATTTCAATAGCATAAGCAACAATGAAAGCAATAATAATCATACAAGACCCGCAGACCGGGGAGAAATCGGCATTTGAGACTGATTATTTTGATGCAGAAAACCATTGGAATGCCGAATGCATGATTGCCGCCATCTTGCCCTACAAGGGCATTGTGACCTTTGACGGGGAGACATGGCAAGACTTGGAACAAGACCATTTATAAACCACAAAAATCTATCGAACAATGTTACAGATTGAAGTCATCGGCAATCTTGGAAATGATGCCGAAATCAAGGAAATCAACGGAAAGAAATATGTCTCTTTCTCGGTGGCAGATTCATACCGCAGCACGGATTCTCAGGGAAACCGCGTTGAAAGGACAAATTGGGTGTCCGTCCTTTGGTATGGGGATGGTGGCCGTATGTTCTCATACTTGAAGAAAGGGACACAAGTCTTTGTCCGTGGTCGCATGTCCATCCGTGAATGGACGGACAGGGCCGGAACAAAGCAATACACAATCAGCGCCAATGCAAGTGAAGTGACCCTTTGCGGTGGGCGTGTGGAAAGTCAGGAGCCGGCGGAAAGTTCGGCCGGTGGTACGGGGTATGGAAGCCAATATCCGCAGACCCGTCAGGCGGTGCAAGAGTTCCGGCAGAACAATGGATTGGCCGCACCCGCAGCAGGTGATGATGACTTGCCGTTCTGACATGAAAGCCGGGGATAAAATCTATTTGGCGAAAGGAAGCCTTATCAGCTTTTGCGAGGTGGTGGGCTTCCGATGCTATTGCACCGAATTGAAAGCGGGGCATCATCACATTCTTGCCGCGCCATACCATCGGGGCTTGTTTTATGGCTTTGGCTATGACAACGGGGAAAGGCACTTGTTCCTGACGCGGCTTTGGCATTATCCCTTTGCCGTTGCGGTCGAAGCCATCCGCCGGCACATTCCCATAAAACTGTCAAGGTTCTTAAAATTGAAGAAATGAAGTATCAGAACATCATCGGCATTGACCCTGATGCGGAAAAATCGGGCGTTGCATTCTTGGAGACCGCAACACGCAAGCTGGAAGTGACAACATTGACATTCCCAGATTTGCTCGATTACTTGCGATTCAGTCAAGGAAAGGCCACGGAAAGCGGCCAAACCCTCATTGTCATCGTGGAAGCCGGGTGGATGGTGGAGAAATCCAATTATCACCCATTTCAAGGTCATCGGGCGGAAAAGATTGCAAAGGATGTGGGGCGCAACCATGAGACCGGCCGGAAGATTGCGGAAATGTGCCGCCATTGGGGAATCAATGTCTTGGAGCATCATCCATTGAAAAAGATGTGGAAAGGCAAAGACGGCAAAATCACCCATGAGGAATTGGCGTTTTTCACGGGGTTGTCGGGTCGCACCAATCAGGAATCAAGGGATGCCGCGTTGCTTGCATGGGAGTATGCGGGCTTGCCCATCAGGGTAAAAGTTCGATAACTCAATAATAACTTTTTTGGATTTGGCGTGTTACTATGACACGCCATTTTTATTTTTGCAAAGCAAATGCACAACAAAAGCAACGAATTATGAAACCGATTGATTTTCCCGAATCCACGAAAGTCTTGCAGAAGCCGGCTGAAATGACCGACCAGGAATGCAGTTCGCTCCCCGTATGGAATGACGGCAAAGAGTGCGTTTCCGTATGGAAAGCAAGCATCAAGGAAAGATTCACGATTCTATTCACCGGCCGTGTATGGCTCGGTGTCCTTTCAGGCAACACGCAACCGCCCGTTTGGGTGGACGGATGCCGACCTTTCGTTAAAGCCCCATTAAAAGCCCGAATTTCGGACTTTTTCAAGAAAGTGGTGGAATTTTTCAAGCGCACATGGCAAAGCCTTGTAAACGCCATAAAACAGTCCGACAAACGCAAGCATTTCATCGCCGGCTTTATCATTTCCCTTGTGGCCGGTGTGTTCATGCCTCTTTTGGGCGTTGTCATCACAATGCTTGTCGGTGCTGTCAAGGAATGGTGGGATTCAAGAGGTCATGGAACGGTCGAAGCGCTTGACTTCATCTTCACTTCTTTTGGGGCATTGGCGGCCTTGCCGTTTTCATTCCTTATTCACAATCTAATCTTTTGAGCAATGAAAGAAATCGAGGTAAGATTCAAAGTGTGGGTTGGAGATTTCCCTGACACACGATTGACCAAAAACAATGTCATTCGCAAGGTGCAACGGTTGGGCGAAGAAATCCTTGATGATTTCGATGAAACTATCCATGACATCGAAGTTCTTGAAGATGGCAAGAATCAGGACTTGACTTTCCCGGTCATTTCAATCTGACCCTATGGCAAAGATAATCGAAACAAGCATTGATACCCTTGTCCCCGACAATCGGAACTATAACAAGGGAACACAATATGGCCAAAGACTGATTGAAAAGTCACTTTCGGAATTTGGCGCGGGGCGTTCCATTCTCATTGACAAGCATGACCGAATCATTGCGGGAAACAAGACCGTGGAGAATTTCGGTGCAATCGGGATGGACAAGGTGCTTATCGTGGAAACAGATGGCCAAACTCTTGTTGCCGTCAAGCGCAAGGATATTGACCTTGATTCCCCGAAAGGCCGTGAAATGGCACTTGCCGACAATGCGACCGGCAAAGCCAATCTTGACCTTGATGCCGATTTAATACTTGAAGATGCCGAAAGGCTCGGATTCGATGCTCTTGATTGGGTTCCCGACCTTTCGACCGATGACGGGAATGAGGATGACAAGGGGAAAGGCGGAAAGAAAAGCATTTCTACAAAGCTGGTTGTGGAGTGCGGGGATGTTTCGCGTTTGGAATTGTTATTCAATGAGTTACAAGAAAGGGGCTTCCAATGCACACTTGAATAACTTATTGATTCATAGGCACGAATGACACAAAAAAAGGGGTAAAATGGCAGCTTATAGCAAGAAGATGGTTTCCAAGATTGCCGGGCTTATTAAGTCTGACACATACACCATTGCCGAAATATGCGGAATCGTGGGCATCAGCTTACGCACTTATTTCCGCTGGATGCAGGAACACCCCGAATTTGCCGATGCGGTTGAGAGGGCAAAGGATGAACGGATGCAGAAACTTGTGTTGGAAGCCCGAAAGTCCCTTTTGAAAAAGATAACCGGCTATGATGTGGAAGAAACGCACACGGTTGTCATCCCCAACGGGGAGAAAGGCCCTGACGGAAAGCCCAAAGGCAAGGTAAAAGAGAAGAAAACGGTCATCAAGCACATTCAGCCCGACACGATGGCAATCATCTTCACCCTTACCAATGGGGATTCTGAAAACTTCAAGAACAAGCATTCCATCGAAGCCACGGGCAAGGATGGAAAGGACTTGTTCGAATCGAAGTCCATATCCGAACTCAAAGAGGATTTGGACGGGTTGATGCGCATTATCAACGGCGGTGAATAAGGGATGGTGGATGAAGTGCGAACACGGCAAGCGCTTAAAGAAGCAATCTTGAAAGCGCGAACTCTTGCAAGGCAGATGGCAAGGGGTGATTTGTTGCACTTTACCCTTGCCACAATGCCGACATTCAAGCCGGCGGGATTCCATAAGCACTATTATCAGGCCCTGACGGACTTTGCACACGGCAAAATCAAGAAGATGGCCGTATTCATCCCCCCGCAGCATGGCAAATCCGAGGGTTCGACAAGGCGTTTGCCGGCTTTTCTTCTTGGGGACAATCCTGATTTGAAGATTGCCATCGTTTCATACAACACCACAAAGGCAAGGAAATTCAACAGGGAGATTCAACGCATCATTGACAGCCCGGAATATGCCGAATTGTTCCCGGATTCCTATTTGGGGCAATCTTCCTTTGCGGGGCAAGAGGAACCGGGGACATGGGTGCGGAACTCCGATGAATGCGAAATGGTAGGGCATCGTGGCGGGTTCAAGACCGTTTCCGTTGGTGGCGCATTGACCGGAGACCCGGTGGATGTGCTTATCATGGATGACATCTACAAGGATGCAAAGACGGCATGGTCTCCCGTAGTGCGAGAATCCGTGCAAGATTGGTATGACACGGTGGCGGAAACCCGTTTGCACAATGGTTCAAGGCAACTCATGGTGTTCACAAGGTGGCATGAAGATGACTTGGGCGGCGAACTCTTGCGGCAGCAAGGCATCTATGACCCCGAAAGAAATCCAGATGGGTGGGTTGTCATCAATTACCCCGCAATCAAGGTGGGGAAACCAACGGAATATGACCCACGCCAAGAGGGTGAAGCCCTTTGGCCGGAAAGACACTCGCTTGAAAAGCTGGAATCAGCAAGAAAGCGCAATCCGACCGTGTTTGAATCACTCTATCAGCAAGACCCCAAACCACATGAGGGGCTTATGTATGATTCGGGATTCCGCACATACGGTGTCAGGCCGGCAACGGAGAAATGGAAGCGCAAGGCATACATTGATACGGCAGACACGGGTGATGATTACCTGTGCGGGATTGTCTATGATGAAACCGAAATCGGCAACTTCATTTGCGATGTCATTTACACGCAAAGGCCGATGGAATATACGGAGCCGGCAACGGCAAAGATGCTCGTGAAATGGCAAGTGGAAGAAGTTGTAGTGGAATCCAACAATGGCGGGCGTGGCTTTTCCCGTGCCGTTGAGAAACAAGTGCGCTTGATGGGCAACACGAAGATGAAGTTCAAGTGGTTCTTTCAATCCGACAACAAGCAAGTGCGCATTTTCAGCCATTCCGCGGCCGTTCAGAACCTCACATTCATGCCCGATGGATGGGAAAGGACATTCCTCGATTTCGCAAAGGCTATCAATGGGTATCTGAAAGCCGGCAAGAATCCTCATGATGATGCACCGGATGCCCTGACCGGCACAATCGAAAGGCGTAAGAAGATTTCATCGGTAAGTGTTGCCGACATGATGGGATATTAACAATAAATCGTTTGATATTATGAAAGTTACAGACATCATCCAAACCGAGAACCAGGGCGATGTGATTCAGGAAATGAAATCGCACCGCTTCATCCCACAGCCCGATGTGGAAGCGGCTAAAAAGGTGCTTGACCCACAAGAGCATGACATAAACAATCCAATCATCCGCCCTGACAAGCGCGTGAAAGTCACCGATGACACGAAAGGGGAATCCGCGCAAAAGGTCATTGATGTAGATGGCAAGGACAATGGCAATTTCCGGTATGAAAAGGTTGCCCGCATCGCGGTGGCCTTGCAGAACCTCATAATAAACCGCGCTGTGTCCTTTGTGTTCGGCAATGAGCCTGCATACAATTCCACCCCCGACAATGACAATCAGAAGTTGGTGAAAAGGGCGTTTGACCGCATCTTGTACGATGCCAAGAGCCGTTCATTGAATCGCAAGATTGCCCGTTATATTTTCGGGTTCAAGGAATGTGCCGAATTGTGGTATCCCGTGGAAGTGAAAGAGCCGCACGGCAATTATGGATTTACCACCACATTCAAGTTGCGTTGCGCCTTGTTTTCCCCTGCATTGGGCGATACCTTGTACCCATATTTCGATGAAACCGGGGACATGGTGGCCTTTTCACGGTCATTTGCCCGCAAGGATGATTCGGGCAATGCCACGGACTTCTTTGAGACATACACGGACGAGGAACATTGCCTTTGGGCGAATGGTGCGAATGGTTATGAAATGGTTGATGGCTATCCGAAGCCCGTTGCCATCGGCAAGATTCCCATCGTGTTCGGCCATCAAGATAAGTTTGAGACACAGGATGTGGACAAACTGATTGACAGACTTGAAAAGTTGCTTTCCAACTTTGCTGACACGAATGATTACCATGCATCCCCCAAGATTTTCACCACGGGCCAAATCAACGGGTGGTCGAAAAAGGGCGAAGCCGGTGCAGTCATCGAGGGCGAAGAGGGTGCAACCATGCAATATGTCTCATGGCAGAATGCTCCTGAATCCGTCAAGTTGGAAATCGAAACCCTCTTGAAGATGATATACACCATTACGCAGACCCCGGACATTTCCTTTGATTCGGTCAAGGGCATCGGTGCGGTGTCTGGAATCGCCTTGAAACTCTTGTTCATGGATGCCCATCTGAAAGTACAGGACAAGCGGGAAATCTTCGATGATTATCTGCAAAGGCGTGTCAATGTCATCAAGGCATACATCGGGCAATTCAATCAGGCCCTGAAAGCCGATTGTGACAGTCTCCTGATTGAGCCTGAAATCGTGCCTTACATGATTGTGGATGAAAAGGAACAGGTTGAGTATTGGATGACGGCCAACGGAAACAAGGCATTGATTTCTCAGGAAGAATCCGTGGAAAAAGCTGGCCTTACTTCCAATGCGGAAGCCACGATGGAGAAAATCAATAATGAATCAAGCCGTGACAATTCCTTTGTTATCGGTGAACCCATTGAAGCATAATTGAGGATATGGCAAAGAAACAGGGCAAACCGGGCGTTAAAAAGGGGCAAAAGGTCAAGACAAAGAGGTTTTCCATTCAGGGCTTCGATGTCGAACACTACAAAAGAACGGAGCAATATGCGGCGGCCGTGCAAACCCTTTTCGACCGTGCGACCGTGGCGATAACCAATGCGGCCGCAAAAGGTCATTATGACCCCGACAAGCCCTTTTCTTTTGCTGATTATCCAAGTGTTCAGGCGGTGATGCAAAAGACCATTGAGGGGCTTGCAAATGGCGTTACGGCCGTGATTGAGACCGGCTCCCGCAAACAATGGCTTTTTGCAAACCAAAAAAATGATGCTTTCCTTGCATCCATCGGGGACACAAGCAAGGTTTCCACGGCCAAGATGAAGAAATGGCAAGACAAGAACCTTGATGCGCTCAAAGCCTTTCAGGAGCGAAAGATTGAGGGTATGAACCTTTCGCAAAGGGTGTGGAAGTATGTGGGGCAATATAAAGACCAAATCGAACTTGGGCTTGATGTGGGGCTTGGAGAGGGGCGTAGCGCGGCACAACTTGCCCGCGATGTGAAAGAGAACTTGCGTGAACCGAACAAGCTGTTCAGGCGTGTCCGTGACAAGCACGGTAATCTTCATCTTTCCAAAGCGGCAAAGGCATACCATCCCGGACAAGGCGTGTACCGGTCAAGTGTCAAGAATGCCCAAAGGCTCACAAGGTCAGAAATCAATATGGCTTACAGGGAATCCGATTTCTTGCGGTGGCAGAACCTTGATTTCGTGGTGGGCTTTGAGATTCACCGTTCAACCCATAAGCCGTTGTGCAAGTGCAAGTTGTGTGAACGGCTTGTGGGGCGTTATCCAAAGACATTCAAGTTCAAGGGGTGGCATCCGCAATGCATGTGTTATGCAACCCCCATCCTTATGGATGAAGAAACGCGCAACGCCAATGAGCAAGCTGAATTGATAGCCGCATTGACCGGCAAGCCATACAAGCCCAAGAGGGCAAAGAATGAGGTGCTGGATGTCCCGGTCGGGTTCAAGGAATGGATTTCGGAGAATGTGGCGGCACAAGAGAATTGGGCATCAACCCCGTATTTCATCGCGGACAACTTCATTGACGGGCAATTGTCTCTTGGATTGAAGCAAGGGGCGAATGATGGTGGTGTCAAGACTATCATGCAAGCGATTGAGGTGGCAAAGGGGTTCGGAATCAGCCACATTGACTTTGGTAATGCCACGGTGGAACAGGCAAACATCATCCTTGAAGCCTTGCAAGAGGAATTTGACTATTTCGGTGATGCCGGAATCCCCCTGAATGGCCTTTCATTCGCCAAAGGTGACATGCACACAAAGAAAGAGGGTGGGCATTACAACACGCAGACCAATGAAATAGTCATCAACCTTGACATTTTCGGTGATGATGCGGATTCGGGCAAGCCCATCTTGGAGAAAATCGCATCCCTTGAAGTGCAAAAGGCCAAGTTGCAAGAGCAAATCATGCAATTTGAAGCCAAGTTGGGCATCAATCCGGCCGCGGACAAGATGTTGAAACAGGACATCAAGCAAATGAAGTCCCGTGTCACCGACATCGAAATCAAGATTGGCAAGTTCCAAAAGGATATTGCCGCCGGCCATGATGAAATCACTTTCACTTATGCATATTCCCTGAAAGATGTGAAAGACCGCGTGAAAGCGACTATTCACCATGAATTTGGGCATCTTTTCGACCACAAGTTCAACGGAGGTGAGGGTTATGCCGGCAACGCATACAATTCCACATACGCAAAGACCACCGACCGGGAACAGCTTGCGGAATGGTTCTCACAATGGATGATGGGTGATAAAGAGGGCATCCCGCAAGAGTTGCTTGATGCCTTTGAGAACAAGACGGCCGTGGACACTTTCAAGCCGCAGTTGATGGCCATCATGCCGCAGATTGAGCAAGCCCGGCAAGTCGCACAGGAATGGGGGCTTTCCACGGCACAGATTGATGTGGGTATTCAGAACAAGAACATGCATTCAATCACCACCGGCATTGAACAGATTGTTGCCACGGGGCAAAAGTTGCTGGAAGATGTCAATGCGTGGATTGCCAAGATTATGCCTTTGATGCAGGAAGCGATGAATCACGGCATCCCGGTGTCTCATTATGCGGTAATGATGAAGAAATTGCAAGGCAATCATTCCACTTGGTCGTTTGACAAGGCTTCTTATACATCGGCCATCACGGAATTGCAGGAAGCCATCAAAGAAGCCAAAGACAATGAGCATCTTTCCACCTTGCTTGTTGATGTGGCCGATGCAAAGGCACAATTCGGCTCCGATGCTGTTCATGCCGCTTTCAATGCCGTTGAATCAAAGTTAAACCAATGGAATCAAAAGAATCCAGCATTGGATTACTTGAAGATGAAGTTGGAGTGGGAAATCAAATATCTTGATGACCCTGCACATCATAAATATGTCACTTGGGAAGTGGCGCAAAAGGCGTACAAGAAGAAACTTGCCGATGTCTCATATCAGATGGAACGGCAAGAATTGATAAGCCAAGCACAAATGCCGATTGCAACACTTCAATCATCGAAAAGCCCGAAAGGAAAGGAACTTGTTTCCGAGTGGCAAGCATTGGTAGCAAAATCAGATGCATCAATTTCATTGATGCGCTCAAAACTTGATGAAATCAACAAGTTCGTGCAACATACATTGAGCCGCAGAAAACCAAAATCATCAAATGATTCATTACAATACACCTTGACTGATGAAGAATTTGAGGATGCGGCATTTGCCTTGTGTTCGCGGAGAATAACTGATGCATTGAGTGGTAAAGCACCATTGACGAAACTTCAAGAGAGTAAGTACAATGAAATATCCATCATCCTTTCGGGTGACAATCCTGATAACAAGAAGATTCGCACCTTATTGAAACAATTGGGCGAAGATATTGATGATGTGTACAGTCAAAGCCGAAAGGATATTGCGAAATGGCATTTGACAGCACAGGATGCTGATGATTATTTCCATAAGTTTCAAGCCGCATATTGGAAAAAGGCAACTGATGATGAAAAGAGGGCATTTGCTGGATATACAAGTGGAAGTGCCTATATTACGGAGCCATTGAGGGCAATCAGTGGGCACTATTATGAAGCCCCATGGAGACATTCGGATGATGAAATCGAAAGGCATATAAAGTCTTTGACAAAAGCCCTTGACATTGACATTTGCACGAATGATGTTTGGATAAAAAGGGATGCCGGCGCATGGGATGCCGAATATGTGTTTGGGATTCCATCATTGGCGGCATATCGAAATAATCCGTCCGCACTTGTAGGGAGAATTGGGCAAGATAATTCATTCATGTCTTGTGGCTCATGCCGTGAAACAAGGTTCACATGCACGGGAAAGAAAGATGTAATTTACAACATCTATTGTCCAAAAGGGACAAAGGGCGTATATTGCCAAGCCTTTTCATCATGTGGGACATTCGGCAGTTCTTGGGATGGTGTCAAAAAGGCGAATCCGGGGAAACATGATGAAAACGAGGTCTTGTTGCAAAGAGGTACGAAGATGCGTATCACGAAAGCCGAATATGACAAGGCGCAAGATATGTGGTACATTGATGTGGAAGTGCTTGGACAAGAGACTCGTAATTTCAAGGTCAATCATTCAAGCAACGGAACATATTGCACATTTGATTAACAAAAAAGGGGGCGATTGCCCCCTAATCTTTTGCATAGTGTCTTTTATAATAGTCTCTGAATGCCGCCGTGTCCACCCTTTCATTGTATTGTGAGAACCGATTGAAAAGAACGGCTTTCAGTTCAACGGGAATGCCATCATGCCTTTCCAAAGTGTTCAAGCCATAGGCAAGGAAATCATTGACCGCGGATTCGATAAATAAGACATCTTTCTGTAATGTCTTGTTTACCCAAAGCCGTTCAATTGCCCAAAGGGTTTCTTCCTCACTCCCCGATGGGAAACCACAATCATCCTTGCCATCATAAAACCGGCAAGACTTCAAAAGTTCAGCTTTATTTGCCATTGTATTCACGATTTAGGATGTTGATAAATTCTGGTGTCAGGTATCGCCGGGCTTGCACTTGCAAATCAAACGGAACACCAAAGAATGCTTCCGCGATGCCGCCGGTGATGGCCGCGATGGTGTCGGAATCACCCCCGATGGACACTGCATTCCTGATGGCATCCTCAAAGGAAGATGCTTCAAGGAAACATTCGATGGCTTGCGGAACGGTAACTTGGCATGATTCATCAAAGATGTTGTCTTGCCTGATGTCATCCACGGAAAGCCCATCAATTTCCTCATAATACTTGCTTGCGATGGCGAACATAGCCAGCTTTGTTGTTGCGCCATTGAGAGCCGCCCAAATGAGGTGTGCAACGCATCTTGCACCCTTGATGCCCTCGGGGTGGTTGTGTGTCACCACGGCCGTTTGTTCGGCCATTGCAAGGCAATCTTCAAGGGGCTTATCCTTGAAGCGCAAGGCCACGGGGGAAACACGCATGGCCGCGCCATTCCCAAAGGAATAGTAAGCCGGCATTCCGGGCGTGTCAAGCCATTGGCGGAATGATGCGCCATAACCGCCCATTGGTCGGTTGTACCGTTTCCCAAATTCACGGAATGCGCGGTCGAACCTCTTGCCTTTCTGCAAGGCATCGGCAACGGCCATCGTCATGATGGTGTCATCCGTGAAGTCACATTTGATGGTGAACAGGTCGAAATGCTTGCTTCGATGGTTTGCAAACTCAAAGCGAGACCCGACAATATCACCGATAATTGTTCCAATCATATTATCTGTTGCGTTTTTGTCCCCGGTAAGAGGACTTGCGGTGCAAGTTCCCCTTTCGGAGAATGATTAACTTGTTTTCATACGGCTTGTTCTCGGTCAATTTGAAGCCCCACAAGCGCGTTTTGCTCACACCAATGTCCGTTGGTGTGAACACATCAAAGATTGCGGAAATAGAGCCAAAATAATGGTTCGTGTTCGCATCTTTGATGGTCAGGTGGTAAATGGTATCACCGTTCATTTGTCTTGTCCTTTCTTATGGTTCTTTCATCCATCCTGAATAGTTCTGCATCATCCGCATACGCAGCATGTTTGACGGCGCGGAAGAATGCCTTGTTGATTTTCCGGAGCTGTCGCAAATAGTTCTTGGGTTGCCATTTGAAAGCGGGCATCACCTCATTGTTTGCCCCATAGATGCCACCGGTTTTCCCCTCAAAGTGGGCAAAGGCAACAAGATGGCCATCCTTGATATAAACCCTTTCCACCGCCCTTTTCCTGAATACGGTGTGTTCATGGTCTATGTGTTCACATCCATTGTAAAACTCAAAGATGCGCTTCTCATGCTCCATTTGCATACGGGCGGCTTCTTCCTGGTTCTTGCGCAGTTCAACAAGTTTCACGGCAATCTGATGGCGCAGCGCGGCCACATTGATTGTGGTGTCCTTGCGGGTCGCAATCTCATAAGGCAGCTTGCCATCGGCAAACATCCTGAAAGCGCGGACGGTGTTTTCCTTGTCCTCAATCTTGGCGGCAAGGCTTTCGGCAAAGGCAACTTCCAAGCCATACTTGGCTGCAAGTTCCTCAATGGTAAAATCATTTTTCATACAAAGATAGTGAATTTATTTAATAAAACAATCAACAATGCAAGACAAGTCCACATTCAACGGCCTTGACAAAGGCATCACGGACAACTCTTTCAAAAGAATCCCCGATGAAGCAATACAAGTCACGGCCGGCGAATCTGATGACACAATGGTGTTCGGGCCGGTATTCCACTTGCCCATTGGCATCAAGCCCATTGATGACAAGGTTCGTGATGTTATATGCGACATGGTTCTTTGTGAGGATGTCAAGCATCCCCAATGTATCGGGTTCTTTTCCAATCATAGGTGCTTCATTTTGTATCTTGCAATATCTTCATCCTTGAAAAGCCCGCATGATGGCAATTGCCGCAAGGTCTTGAACACCTTTGCAAAGCCCTCATTATTGCGTGAAGTGCGGTCAATGTAGAGGTACACAAGGCGGATGATTTCATTTGCATCCTCATTGAAAGAATCTATCGCAGCCGCGTTTCCGGGGGCGTTTGGGTCATCTTCATCGCGGTCGGCTCCCCATGTGGCATTGATGATGGCCGGGTCAATCCTTTCGAAGAATTGGAAAGCTGCCATCTTCTGATAAGTGCAATATTGGTTCAGGCCGGTGAGCATGTCATTGCCCTTGATTTTGTACCCATGCCGTGCATATACGGATTTCAGGCGCAAAAGGGACTGTTGCGATATGATTTCCACGGCATTCGCCAAGAGGTACAGCACTTTCAGTTCTTCCGGGATGCTGGAAGCCTTGATGTCGGCACGAATCTTCTTGATTTTCTCTTTGTCTTGCGGTTTCATTTCTTCTTGGGGATAAAGGGTTCAAGGCTTTGCATGATGGGGTCAAAGATTGTAACAAAGGCATATTGCGGGCAATACAGGGTGATGTGTGGAATGCTGTGGACTATGATGGTGGAATCCGCACCGGCCTTGTCCATTCCGCGCCGGCGGCATTCTTTGTGTACCCACTTGGACAATTGCTCAATTTCTTCTTTGAGGGTTTGAATTTGGGTGTAATCCGTCCTTTTCCCTATGGCAATAGTATAGCCGGGTTCAGCAAAAGATTGCGAGAATTGGAATGATGCCCTTGCCATGAGGTCTTTTATGTACTTTGGCACGGGCGGGCTTTGTCTGTTATCTATAATAGCCATCTTCACATAAATTTTCAAGTTCGACATTGTAATCAAGATATTTGGCAAGGCAATCGGTAAAAAAGTCCGTTGCCCTTTCCTTGTCATTGAAATAACGCATGGTGACAAGGCCGCCACGAGGCCCCGTGACAACAACGCGGATTGGAGACGGGGAAATCGTGCGCTTTGTGGAAGTCTTAACCGCGGATTCCATCATCAATGAAGTTTATCATGGAGAATTGCGGGCGCTCCTTGATGGCGTATTCAAGGAAATCGGGTTCACACTTGAAGCGGATGTGATAGCCCATTTCATCCCGGCCGCATTCGAATGGCCGGGAATTGTGGGCAAGGAAAAAGGCAAGTTCATCAACCTTGATGTGTGTGCGATATGTGTGTTTCTCTTGCATGGCGGTGGGATTTAGGCATCATAATAAGCATAAGACATGTTGCATTCCTGGTCATAGCCGCACCCGTTCAGCTTTCCGAGAAAGAATGCTTGAAGTTTGCTCATGGCCTTGTCATTGCGGCCATCGAAAGTGAATGTGTAATGGTCAATGGCCCTGATGGTGATTTCGACCGGAACACCGGCGATGAGGGTGAGGGTTTCTTCAAGAGATTTGACCCTTGATTTGTAAACGGGATGAATGTTGCTGTTGCTTTTCATTGTTGCGATTTATTTTGATGGTTTATTGTTCGTGAATAAGGGTGATTCGCTTGCCGTCCACATTGACGGGGCGCAAATAGAAGTGAATTTCCATCGCCTTGCGGCGCGGTGCTTTTGCGCGTGTGCATATCAGGACATAACCTCCGGGGTATGTATTTATGACCTCACATTTGTCAAAGTGATAGACCCTTTTGAGAAAGGCCGCTTTTTCGTTCATCCAATCAGTCGGATTGTTGATGATTGGCTTGCGGTATGTCCTTGTGAGATTGGCTTCAAAATCGAATGCTGACAGATACCATGCTTTCATTTTGCGGGTTGGATTCAATGGGGGCTTTCGCCCCCGGTTTGACTTAAATGATGTTGTTGATGATGTTCTCAATCGTGCTTTCAATTTTCTTGATTCGGTTTTCATTGGCCGTAACCCTCAAAGAAAAGTCACTTGTGTCAAGCCCTGATGCCGCGGCCGCTTCGAACCAATATTGCACAAAGGTCTTTTCACACATGAGCCTTTCTTGAAGTTTAATAAGGGCTATGATGTCGGTTTCCCAATCCTTTGCATTAACCTCTTTGCAGAATACCATCGGATGCGGGGAAATTCCCCATCTGATGATGTCTTTGCCGTTAGAGGTCACAAGGAATCCGACCGTCTTGAAGTCATTGTCTTTTACGATAGTTGCTTTCATTGTTGCGAGTGTTTAATTGTTCTTGTTGCGTATCGTGTTATAGTAACACATCGCAAAGGTGGTGATTATTTTTAATAAAACAACTATTTTGCAAGAAAATTTGTGCATTTGCATAGCAAAATGTTCACAAGTATTCGATAACTTGGTTGATACATGGCGCGTGTTACTATAAAACAATGATTAACTTTGACCCGTTGATTTTGTACAACCATAACACATTTAATTCATCACATTATGTTCAAAACGATTTTAGCATTACTGATTGCCGCTTTCGGCAATGTCACAGGCGTGCGGAAAGACGGCTTGACCAATCTGGCGCGGGGTCTCTCGTTACAGGCAACAAACGATGAAGAAGCGAAAGCCATCGTGGACAAGCTGACCGAAGCGCAGGTCATTGAGTTCTGCAAGGGCTACCGTCAGGATGTGGACAAGGAAGTTTCCGAAAGCAACAAGACTTTGGAAGCCAACATCCGAAAGAAGTTCAACATCAAGGATGACATCAAAACCGAACCCGGCGGGGATGATGGCAATAAGGATGACATCGCGGCCATCGTGAAAGCCGCCGTTGATGCCGCCCTCGCACCCATGAAAGAGACCATTGACGGATTCAAGGCCAAAGAAGTCGGCAAGACAAGGCTTCAAGCATTGGAAGATGCCTTAAAGGATTGCAAGGACGAGAATTTCAAGACGCAGACCCTGAAAGACTTTGGCCGGATGTCCTTTGCATCTGATGATGACTTCAATGAATACTTGTCTGGCAAGACGGCCGATATAAAAACGGCCAATCAGCGCGTTGCCGATGATGCACTTCGTGGCGGTGGTGCGCCCCTTTTCTCGCAGAAAGAAGCGGAAACGGGCGTTTCAAAAGGCGTTTCGGAGTTCATCAAGTCACAATCGCCGGAGGGTAATGCGTTTGCCGGCAAAACCGTTTAACAATTAATCTTTAAGCCTTATGGCACTGAGAATCCAAAGAAAAAAAGACAACCGCGTTGTGAAGTGTGTGCTTCACCGCGTGGCGGACATTCCCGGTGGCGTGACTGTCAAGGTTGCCGATTTGGGCGGAAATGCACTCTTTGAGGGAACACCTCTCGGAAAGGGAGCAAATGGTGTGTATCAGGTGGTGAAAACCGCACAGATTATCACCAAGGCCGCATCCGATGCGACAACCTATGATGTGGCAAAGGGGCATCATTTCAAGGTCGGTGACCGTTTTGCGACCGCGGCTTGCAATGGTCAGCTTATTACTGCCATTGACAAGTCCGATTCCGCAAAGGATGTCATCACCGTTGGAACAACCCTCGGTGCTGAAATCACCGCCGGAACTTGCGCCTTTGAATCTTCCGGCGCAAACAAGACCCTGAAATATGCCCCCGTGGGCATCGCCGGTCAGAACCAGGATGTCGAAAGTGGAGACAACCTCTTTACCGATATTTGGGTTATTGGCGTTGTATGCGAATCCAACGCACCAATTGTCAATGATTCCATCAAATCGGCGCTCAAAGGAATCCTTTATGTGTAATCTTCAAATCTGAACAGATATGCAGAAGTCATTGATGGTCGGGTTGAATGAAAAAGACATGCAGGCCGTAATCTACACTTACAACTTGCATGATTACTACTATCCAACCCTTTTCCCGCTGAAAGAGACCAACTTCCTGACATGGAAGATGCTTGAAGCACAGGCGGGTTTGAAGATTGCCGCCGACCTTGTTTCCCGTGGTGCGACTATTCCGCGCAAGACCCGTGAAGCCATTTCCCGCATTCAGGGTGATATTCCCAAGATTTCCATTTCTCGTGAAAAGAACGAGGATGAACTGACGGAATATGACATCCTTGTCGCAATGTCATCCAACAACCCCGACCTTAAAGCCCTTGTGGAATTTTGGGCCGAGGATACCAAATTTTGTTGGGATGGCGTTGCCGCCCGCATTGAGTGGATTGCGCTTCGTCAGATTTCGCTCGGAAAGGTCACTTTCACAAACAGCAACAACGCGGCAATCGTCACTGAATACGATGTCGATTATCAGATTCCATCTGAACAGAAAATCGGCGTTGAAGTCTCTTATTCTTCCGGTACTTCCGGCAAGCCCCTCACAAAAGACTTCGTGAAAGCAATCAAACTTGGCAAGCGTCTTTATGGTGCGGCGTATAAGTTCGCTTTCATGAATGTGGACACTTTTGAGAAGCTGGCCGCACAGGAGGAAGTCATCAAGAAGTGTGCGACATTCATTCAGAATGTCACCGAAACCGCGGATGCCCCTGACCTCAAAACGGTCAATGCATACCTTGCCAAGAAGAATGAACTTTACAAGGGCTTGCAGATTGTTCTCATTGACCAATCCATAACCCTTGAACTTGCGGATGGCTCACGCATCACCGAAAATCCTTTCGTGGATGATGTCATCCTGTTCTCCGAAAGCAAGGTTCTTGGCAACACTTGGTGGAAAAAGCCAATTGATGCCAAGAAGATGCCCGGCTCCGTTGCTGAAAAGGTTATGCACGGACACACCCTTATCAAGAAATTCTCCAACGAGGAACCGGTGCAGGAAGTCACCGAGGGCATCACTAATGCTTTCCCCGCTTGGAATCTTGCAGGGCGTTCCGTCCTCATGCAGACCAACGCAACTTCTTGGAACAAGAACTAACATCCAGCCCGCGGCCGGTGCTTACTTGTCGCGGGCTTTATTCCTGATGCCGACATGACAAACAAACAATATATTTCCAAGTCCCTGAATGGGCTGAATGTCTCGGAAGATGACATTGACATAATCATTGCCAAAGCCAAGATTGATGCCGATTCGACCGCCGATGTGGAAGCATGTGACAAGGCCGTCCACAAGAGGTTTTCCGTTGTCCTGAAAGGGATGGAGCAGAACATTTCCGAGGGTGGTTATTCGATTTCATGGAACATGGATGCGGTAAAGATGTATTACAATGCCTTGTGCAATGAATACGGCCTTGAAAATGTATTGAATGCCCGTCCCGTCATCCGTGACCGTTCAAACATGTGGTAATATGGCCATAATTCAGCAATACCCGCATTTCCTTTTTGTCATTGATGCCCCGGCCGAATCGGTGCAGGATGACAACGGAAATTGGACGGCTTCACAGACTTCATTGCAATTCGTATCGAAATGCCGCGAAGAAACCGGCGGCGCTGGTGCTGAATATCAGGTTGCCGGTGGAACATATCGCAAGGCATCCGCGTTGATTCAGCTTCCCAAAGGGACTGCCCCAATCAATGATGGTGCAAAGGTAGTGGTGGCGAATGATGCGGACGGCAATGATGTCAGGATAATGGGGACGGTCTTGCATTTCGATTTCGGGCAATTGCATTCCCGTCTATGGCTATAACACCCACATTCTCAATGGATGCCGTCAAGGGGCGAATGAATGCGTTTCTTGATGTTGTCAAAAAGCAACAGATTTCCCGCTTGCAAGAACTTGGCGAAATGTGTGTTGCCTATGCCCGGAGTGTGCCGCCCGAAACCGGATTCCATGACCAAACCGGCAACTTGCGGTCATCAATCGGTTACATGGTCTTTGTGGATGGCGTGGCGGTTCACCAATCCCCATTTGAGCAAGTCCAGCCCAAAGCCGAAGTTTCCAATGGCATTGTGTACAACGGGAACAAGGTGGGAGAGGAACTTTGCAGACAAATCGGGGAGCAAACAACGGGCGTTTGCCTTGTGTGCGTTGCGGGGATGAATTATGCCCAATATGTCGAAAGCAAAGGCCGGGATGTCCTGACGGGGGCGGAACATCTTGCAGAAAAGGAATTGCCCCGGATGTTGGAACAGCTTGTCAAAAACATTAAAAACGCGGTCGAATGAAAACGGCATTTGATACCAATGGAATCCTTTTCCGCTTGCTACACGGCAATACATCCGCCAATGGCGGCGTGTATGTCGAAGATGACAGGCCGGATAATTCGGAGAAAGAAGATATTGTTGTGAACTCAATTGATTTGGGGCAAGATGCCTTGCCGCAAATCGGGACATCCAATATCAATGTCTATGTCCCCGACATTGAGGTGAAAATCGGTGGAAAGATGCAAATTCAAGCCAATCGGCAAAGGCTCAAAGCCATCACGGATGAAGTTCTTGCACTTGTGCGTGAATCACGCATTGAGGGCTTGAAAATCGTGGTGATGAACCACACCATGATGAATGAGCCGAACATGAAACAACACTTTTCAAACATCCGCGTGGATTGGAACATTCAAAACGATTAAAATACTATGTCACTCATTACTCTTGGTTTATCGCAGATTAAGGTGGGAGCAGCGGCCGCAAATGGCACGATGCCCGCCGAACTGACCAAAATAGGCAAGACCTACAAGGACACTTGCAAGATTGCGCAGGATGCCGCCGAGGTGACGGAGCATTATGAGGAGGGCAAAGCCGCCCCCGAAGTGCGCAAGAAGTCCAAAAAGATTCCGGTTCTCACTTTCTCCATCATGGATGCTGATGTTCAGTTCCTGATTGATTACATCGGCGGTGAGAATGTCGGCACATCCGATGCCCCGAAGTGGGGTTATTCCGGTGATGAAGTTGTCGCAAACAAGGCCGTCAAGGTCGAATCGGAACAGGGACTTGACTTTGAGATTCCCAACGGGGACATCGAAGCCGTCATCAACGCTGACATGTCCGCAAAGGGCATCTTCCTTGTGGATTTCACCGTCACCCCTTGTGCGGTAACTTCCGGCAAGGCGATTCGTGGCGTTCCTCATACTACCACGGAATAAATTGTCGGGGTACTTTATCGAAACCCGAAGCCCCCGGGCAATCATTGCTTTGGGGGCTTCTTTAATATCAAGGAAAGATGGATGAAGATATAAAGAAGTTGCAACAGGAAAAGGATGAATTGAATGCCCTGATTGGAAAGGGCGTTGATTTCTCCGTTCACGATGTTGAATTTGAGGTCGAAAAGCGGTTTTTCGGCCTTGTGAAGAAACACAAGCGCAAGAATGTCACCAGGTCTTTCAAGATTGTGGAACCGACACTTTCAACCCTTGACAGGCTTTCCGCGGAATGGATTGAATTTGCCCTTGATGAAGCGGCCATGAAGTCCACAGATGCCCTTGAAAGGTCAAGGAGGCTTGTGCATGACCATTCCATCCGCTTTGCCCGAATCGTGGCTATTGCCGCGTTGGGTGAAGAAAGGGAAATCCCCAAACCCGCAAGAGGTGGTGGCGTGAAGTGGGTTGAAGATACAGAAAGACTTGATGAATTGACGCGGCTTTTCGCACGGAACATCAAGCCCTCAAAGCTGTATCAGATGACCATCCTTATCAACGCCATGTGCAATTTGGGGGATTTTACGAACTCTATTCGATTGATGTCAAGCGACCGAACCACGATGCCGATTCGGATAGAGGAAAACAAAGGGGTCTAAATAGTCCACACGGTCGCAGGGGTGCGATTTGCGCACATTTCGGATGGACTTATGATTACCTGATGCACGGCATTCCGTGGTCGGTGGTGGAAAGGATGATGGTTGATGCGCCAAGTTATGACATTGAAGGGGGCAAAGACGATGAAGTCATCCAACTCACTTCCGAGAATAGTGAAGATATTATGAACTATGTTAATAGTCTGATGTAATATGAGCGATATTTCGGGCAATGGTCTTTCGTTCAAATCAACGATGGACAATGAACAGATGGATGCGGCAATTGAGGAAACTTTGCGCCGTGTTCAAGGATTCTCCGATGCAACCGTTGCCGGGGGTGCAGCCATTGATGCCGCCTTTGATGGGACGGCGAACAGCATCCGACAAGCCCTTTCCCAAATTGGTGATGCATGTGCATCACACGAAGCCGAAATTGCCCAATTGCAAGCCAAATATGACACTTTGGGAGCAAAGATAGGAAAAGCATTGTCCGAGGGGCGTGACGATGAAGTAAGGGCATTACAGGACGAACAGGCGGCCATCAGGGGGTCAATCACAATGCACGAAAATATGTTGCGGGATTACCGCCGTGCATCTGATGAACTTGAAACCTATGCAACCCACATCGAGCAATCGAGCAATGAAGCCGTGAAAGCCGGTGAAAAGCACACAACTTTGCGCACAAAAATCCGTGAATTGCGTGAAGAAATGATTGCAATGGAAATGGCCGGGCAACGCGGAACGGCCGAATACAAGGCATTGCAGGAAGAAGTGGGGCGGCTTACTGATGCATATTCCGATGCGACCGCACAGGCGAATATCCTTGCCCATGACCAAAGGGGAATGCAGGGCTTGATTTCTGCATTTTCGGGCGTTTCCGGGGCGGCATCGGCCGCACAGGGTGCATTGTCTCTTTTTGGCACGGAGAATGAGAACATCCAAAAGGTCATGTTGAAAGTGCAATCCCTCATGGCAATCACCGTGGGATTACAGCAAGTGCAACAGACCTTGAATAAGGATTCCGCATTTCAGCTTGTCACCCTCAATGGTCTGAAAGACATTTGGGCGAAGATGGTGGCGGCCGCCACAGGTGCGGAGATAGCGGAAACCCAAGCCACGGTTGCGGAGACGGCCGCAGAAACGGCCAATGCAACAGCCACGGGTGCGGCAACGGCTGCCAAGACCGCCAAGACCGCGGCATCCAAAGGCGCGGCGGTGGCATCGGGTGTTGAAGCCACGGCACAAGCGGCAGAAACCGGTGCGGCGGTGGCGGGAACGGCCGCAAACTTGACCCTTGCGGGGGCATTCAGGGCCGTGGGCGTTGCCATCAAGTCCATCCCGGTATTCGGGTGGATTGCTGCCGGAATCGGTGCTTTGGTCAGTGCAATTTCCCTTTTCTCCAAGAAAGCCCGTGAAGCCAAGAAAGCCCAAGAGGAATTTTCCAAGTCCATGATTGAGAATGCATACAAACCAATTGGGCGAGTTCAGGCACTTTCAACCGCGTGGAATGAACTTGGGGATAATCTTGAAGAAAAGCAAAAGTTTATTGAGCATAACAAGAAATCCTTTGAAGAATTGGGGGTATCAGTCAATGGCGTGACGGATGCTGAAAACTTGCTTGTTGCCAATACCCAAGCATTCATTGATGCACAGATTGCAAAAGCGCGTTCAATGGTATATTTCGACCAGGCTCAAGCAAAGGTCAAGCAATTGATGGAATTGGAGCAAAAGTACAATTCCATGCCTGACCGTGTAACCACATTCACGCCGGGTGGAAGTTTCGGTGGTTCAATTGCCATTGAGGTGGACAATTCGGCAAAGGCGAAAGTCAAGAAGCAGATTGAAGAATTGAGGGCCGAAATAACTACCGGATATTCGAATGCGGCCAATGCCGAATCCGAGGGGCTTGACTTGCTAAAAAAGGCCGGCATTGATGCCGCGAACTCTTATGCCGATGGTACGGTGGGGGCGATTGAACAGGCCATCGCAAAGAAGCAAGCGGCCTTGAAACTTCTTACCAACGCGGCCGATTACAAGGCCGGCATGAAAGAGTTGGAAGATTTGCAAAAGCAACTTTCAGCCATCACAGGCGCACCCAAGACATCGGGGGCATCAAAAGACCCGTTCAAAGAGAAACTTGACAAGATGCGTTCCGAATACCAGCGATTCACAAAGTGGGTCAATTCGGGTGATGCCATCCTTGTCAAAGCTGCCAATCAGGAATTTGCCGGGTTGCTCAAAGAGGGTTCGACATACATTGACTATCTGAAACGCCAAAGGGATTTGATTCTTGAAGTGGATGTGGCGAACCGCACAAAGGCGCAAAACAACCAATTGCGGGCGCTCAATGATGCCATCGCGGAAGAAACGAAAAAGACCGTGCTTGAATCATTCAACACCGAATTGAATGATGCCCTTTCCAACGCAAAGACGGCCATTGAAATGCTCAACATCATTGAGCAAAGGCGCAAGGAATTGGCCAATGATGGAACCGATGTGGACAATGAAAAGGGTGAAGCCCTTGACAATGCCGAAAAATCCGCCAAAGAGAAACTTGCTCAGGACACGGCCGCATTGCTTGAAGAATATGCCGGCTATGCCGCGCAGCGCAAGGCCATTGATGAAAAGTATTTCGCAGACCTTGAAATCCTCAATAAAGCCCGTCTTGCCGCCCAAACGGATGACGAAAGGAAAGCCATTGACGATGCCATCGCAAACCGGCAACGCCAATACCAACAGAACACGAAAGGCTCGGGGAATGCCGATTATGATGCCATGTTGAGCGAATACGGCTCATTTGAGCAACGCAAACAAGCCATCATTGATGAATATGATGAAAAGCGCCGTATCGCTACGGAACAGGGCAACACGGCCATGATTGAGAAACTCAATGAAGCCCAAGCCAAAGCCATTTCCGCCCTTGCAACATCCGAATTGACCGGTTCGGAAATCTGGACTAACCTTTTCAGCAACTTGGATGAATTGACGGCATCGGAGATTGAAACCCTCATTCAAGAGATTGAAAGCAATTTTGAAGAATTGTCAGGCGTGTTCAATCCCATTGACTTGCAGCAAGTCCGGGAAAAGCTGAATGAAGCCCGGATGGTCTTGATGCAGGATAACCCGTTCAAGCAACTTGGGGCAAGCCTGAAAGCCATCTTCAAGGATGCCGGGGATGATTCAAAGGATTCGGCCGACCAAATCAAGAAGAATTGGAAGAAACTTGGCGAAAGCACGGAAGCATCATTCCAATTCGTGTTGGATGCGGTCAATTCTTGTGACTTCCTGAAAGATGCCATCGGCGATGTGGGTTCAACGGCCATTTCTTCAATGGCATCGGTGGCGGCAACATCCATTGCCGTTGCCACGGCCATCAAGACGGCCGAAAAGTCAAGTGTAATCCTTGCCATCATCCAAGCCGCATTGGTGGTTGTTCAGGCCGTTGTCAATGTGGTGAAGTCCATTGTGGGGAATCAGGATGCCAAGTTGGAAAAGCAGATTGAAAAGTGGAAAGGCGCGGTGGATGACCTCAAAAACGCCTATGCGCAATTGTCATGGGAAATTGACAAGGCTTTGGGAGGTCAGGTCTATAAGAGCCAACAGGCTGCAATCAAGAACATGCAGCAACAACAAGCATATCTTGAAAAGATGTGGAAAGCCGAAGAGGACAAGAAAAAGACCGATTCCGACAAGGTGAGGGACTACAAGGAGCAATATGCCGAACTTGAAAGGCAAATCGCGGACATGTATGAGGAAATCGCCAATGACATCGTGCAGACCGATGCAAAGAGTTTTGCCGAAGAATTGGGCGATGCCCTTGCGGAAGCCTTTGAAAAGGGCGAGGATGCTTCCAAAGCCTTTGAAGAAACCGTCAATGATGTCTTGAAGAATGCTATCATCAACCAGCTTAAAAAGAACTTCCTTGAACAGCAATTGCAAGACGCACTTGACCAATTGCAAAGGTCAATGGGCTATTGGAACGGTGATGAATTTGTCTTTGACGGCCTGACGGACTATGAGATTGACCAATTCAAGAACAAGGTTGCGGCCGCGAAAAACGGCTACATGCAAGCGATGGAGGTGTACAAGGATTTGTTCAAGGACTTGACCGGCGAGGAAGAAACGGAAGATTCCCTTTCAGGAGCGGTCAAGGGTGTGACCGAGGAAACCGCGAACATCGTTGCCGGGCAACTCAATGCCATCAGGGTCAATCAGGTGGAAGCCGTGGAAGTGATGCGGCAACAGCTCATGTCCTTGAATCAGATTGCGAACAATACATCATACAACTATCACCTTGCCAAACTTGACCGGGTTGTTTCCTTGCTTGAAAGCATGGGGGCCGATGGGACAATGAGGGCACAGGGCCTTTCTTAATTCAAGGATATGAGGATTGAACAGAAACTTTTGAGGATGGCCGCCCGGCAAGATGCATGTCGGGCCGGCCTTGACAAGCTGGCCGGGATGACCGACCGCAATGACATGGTGAATCTTTACCTTGAAAACATTGATTTCTGTCTATCAAAGGACTTTCCTGAAAATGCCGTTATCGCAGCCGATTTCGGGGATATTATCAATGATTGGGGGATTTATCTTAACAACTCGTTTGAAGCCATGAATCGGCCTAAAATCGTGCTTCTTGGGGCAAGTCACGGCAAGGTTCAGATTGACGGCTACAATGTGGCTGAAATTTTCGTCAAGCATGATTCCATCCTTGACCTTACGGCATCCGGGAATGCCTTTGTCATGGTGGATGTGTTTGATGAAACCATCCTTGAAATCCATGCACATGACCGGGCAAAAGTGTGCGTGAATCGTTACGGTGGCGAAATCCGTTCCGAGTGTGCGGATGAAGCCCAAATCAAAGTAAGAGAGAAACATAAAAAGACTTATTGAAATGAACTCAAATAATATCATCTTAAATCTTCCATTCGATGAAAGCGCGGGTTCTTTGGTCGCTTACGATTACAGTCGAAGCCGTGCGGATGGGAATGTCATTGGCGCGGATTTCGTGGCCGGAAAGAATGGCAACGCCATTGCATTCAAGGGCGATGGTGGATATTGCGAATTGTCAAAGGACATCTTTGCCACAATCGGCGGTGCGGAGTTTTCAATGCTCTTTTGGGTGCAAGCGCTTGAAGTTGAGACCGGAACACCCACAAAGGGAATATGGGTTCTTAACTTTGGCGGCACGGAAAACTTTGTCGAAGTCCCCATTGAATTGAAGCCGGGTGCGTGGTATTCCCTTGCCATGACACGCAGGAACAACACTTTCACTTTCTATGTCAATTCATCCGAGGTTGCGACCATCACCCGCGCCGGGACATTGTACGGCATATCACTCAATCAAGACTATTATGGCGGCGAATATGGCCTTTGCTTGCTTGATGATGTAAAGATTTACAACATCGCCTTGTCGCAAGCGGAAATCATTGATGAACTTTCCACAAGCAAGCAACAGGCATACAAGATTGATGGCGTGGATTTCAAGGAATACGGTGTCTTTGTTTCCGGTTCACGCGGCATCTTGAACAGGCCCAAGATGAAAACCCCGGCGGAATTGTCATGGGACAATTACCACGGCAAGGCCGTTGATTTGCAGCATAAATACCTTGAACCGCGTGAAATCATCCTTGATTGCTTCATCAAGGCCGACAACAAAAATGACTTCATCGTCATGGTGTCCAGATTCCAACAACTTTTCGACAAGAAAGGTACGAATCGCCTTTCCATTGAAGTTCACCCGGTCAAGCCCCTAATTTATGAGGTCTATTGTCAGGATGTCATTGATGTCTCAAAGACATGGAATGATGCCCTGATGGTGGGAACATTCCAATTGAAGTTGATTGAGCCGGAGCCTGTCAAGCGCATTTTGAAGCACATCCGCATATCCGATGCGACAAAGACATGCACAATCACCATGACAACGGCCAAGATGGTGAATGTCTATTGGGGTGACGGAAATGTGGACTATGACATCGAGGGCGAAGAAATCACCATCACGCATGATTATGCCGACAATGGCGATTATTTCCCCGTCATCACCGGTTGCATTGATGAAATCACGGACTTTGAGACCAATGCCATTGTAGTATGGAGCAAGTTATAATTATCAGGAACGGGAACCGTGTGCCGATTGCCAACCGGCGCACGGCAACCGGCATCAAATCCGCAAAGCAGAATTGGTCTTTGTCGGGTGAAGAAACCGTGGACATCACGGTGGTGTCACCATTCCCGCAGACCTATGAGATTGGTGACAAGATTGAGGTGTTCGGACGCATCTACAAGTTGAACCGCTTGCCGAAAGCGAAGAAAACGGGAATGCATGAGTTTGAATATGACTTGGAGTTTGAGGGGATGCAATATGATTTGCTCCGTGTCACCTATGACCTTACCATCAACACCACGAACAACACTTTGCAGGATGTTTCCGGTGATTCGTACACGGGGAATCTTCGTGACTTCATGCGCATCTTGATTGCGAATGCTAACAGGGTATTTCCGGGCGTTTGGTCTCTTGGCACATGTCCCGAAACGGATGTTGAAACCATGACATTCGGGGAATCGGACAATTGCCTTTCCGTCTTACAGAACCTTTGCAACAAACATGATGTCCAATTTGAGATTGTCCATTCAAATGGTACTTTCACAATCAACATCAAGCAAGTGGGGCAAATCTTGCCTTACACATTCAAGTACGGCAAGGGCAAGGGGCTTTATTCCCTGACACGGGAAAATGTGTCGGCATCGAACATTGTCACCCGGCTCAAAGTGCGGGGTTCGACCGAGAACATCACCAACAAATACAGGTCAAACCGTCTCTTGCTTCCGGGCAAGTCAAAGGGGGAATCTTACATTGAAGATGCGGCCGCAATAGCCAAATATGGGGTGTATGAAGCGGCCAAGATATTTGACATCAAGCCGACATTCACGGGGCATGTCGAAACGGTTTCTTCCATCCTTGAATTTGTGGACACATCCGTCACTTTCGACCTCAATGCAAAGGACGGACAGGGCCAAACCATCTATTTGCTTCCGGGGGTGGCTGCGGTCATTCACTTCAATTCGGGTAATCTTGCCGGCTATGAATTTGAGATTGCGAATTATGACCATGCAACGCACAAGTTCAAGTTGAAGAAATACACGGATGCCCGTGGCGCGGTATTCCCAAGCGAGACAAGCACGGCATTCCAATTCGCGGCCGGGGATGAATACAAGATACTTCAAATCGCCTTGCCCGATGCGCTCATAACCGCGGCCGAAAACAAGTTGCAGGAAACCGCGCAAACTTACTACAACCAAAACAGCCAACCGAAAGTCAAATACAGCCTTTCAGTAACCAAAGAATACCTTGAAAAGCTGGTGGGAACGGGTGGCGCGATTGTCAATGTGTTCACTCCTGGTGATTATCTTCCAATCAAGGATGATGACATCGGTGTGGATAAGTCAGTGCGTATCAAGTCATTCACAAGAAATCTTCTTGATGAATATGATTACAAGCTGACCATTTCCGACACGGTGACAACCAATATCACCAATCGTGTGATTTCCGAATTGATTGATATTGATAACATTCTCACTATCAACAATTTGAAAGACCCCATAAGAGCAAGGGCGAATTGGCGCACAAGCCGGGAATTGCTTGACATGGTGTTCGATGCGGAGGGTGATTATTACACGGAGAAAATCAAGCCCCTTTCCATTGACACGCAATTGTTGTCCGTGGGTGCGAAATCAATGCAATTCGGCCTGACAAATACCGTCTTTCAACCGAATTACAACGGCAATGCCAATTCAATGAGGTGGCAGGGCGGTGTTCTGACCCATTACACCATCATCGAAGATGGTATCAGGTCGTGGGCAATGGCTGATGGTTCGGTCACATTCAGTCAGAATGTGCCATATTACCTTTATGCCAAATGCCCGAAAGCGGACGGGGCAACGGGTGGAACATTCCTTTTCTCAACCGAGCAAATCAAGGTCGAAGATGATGCGAATTATTGGCACTTCCTGATTGGCACGGCGTCATCCATTGACCCCGATTTGGGTGTGCGCTCCCTTTCATTGACTTACGGTTTCACAATGGTCAATGGCCGCTTCATCAAGACCGGCCGCATCCAATCCGCGGATGGGGACACTTACTTTGACTTGGACAATGGGGAAATTGGCGGCCGCATCGTCTTTTCTTCCAATGGTCAGGAAAAGACCCTTGAACAGCTTGGGGCGGAATCCCTTGAAACAAAGAATTACATCAACAACACATTGCCGGGCATTTTGAGTGAGATTCAAGCCCAATTGGATGGTCAGATTGAGCAATTCTTTGACACTTATGACCCCACAACGGCCAATTTGCCGGCATCCTCATGGACAACAACCACCGACAAGGAAAACCACTTGGGGGATTTGTTCTACAACACCAACACAGGCAAGGTGTTCCGATGGGTCAAGGAAAATAGCGTGTACAAGTGGCAGGAATTGCAGGATTCCGAGGTGGCGCAAGCGCTTGCAATCGCAAATGATGCACTTGCACTTGCCGGCACAAAGCGCCGAATCTTCACATCCACCCCTTACACGCCTTATGATGTGGGCGATTTGTGGGTTCAGGGCGCATCCGGTGACATTATGAGGTGCAAGACCGCAAGGGCATCGGGCAATTATACCGCATCCGATTGGGAAAAGGCTTCAAAATACACGGACAATTCCGCTTTCAATGACTTTGTCAATGGAACTTATGCGAATGACATCGAAAACCTTGTCAATCAGATTGACGGCAAGATTGAATCGTGGTTTCAGACATCCGACCCGGCAACGGCTTGGACAACTGCCGCAATCAAGGCAAAGCATGTCGGTGACATGTGGTTCAATTCAAGCACGAACACCCTGAAACGGTATTCATCTTCTTATGCATGGGTGGACATCCATGACCAAAAGGCCATTGATGCATACAATAATGCGGCCACGGCACAAGACACGGCCGATGGCAAGCGGCGCGTGTTCGTGACAACGCCTTATCCCCCTTATGACATCGGGGATTTGTGGGTCAATGGAACGGATTTGCGCCGGTGTGCGACCGCAAGGGCAAGCGGCTCTTATCAAGTCAATGATTGGGTTTTGGCCGTCACCTATGACAACACAAAGACGGTGATTGATGGCGGGCTTGTGACATCGGGAACCATCCAAGTTGCCGGCAGCAACGCATCCATCCTTGCGGGCATGACGGGACAAGGGACGGCCGCATCATCCATCCGCTTTTGGGCGGGCGCATCATTTGAGAACAGGGCAACGGCTCCTTTTCGTGTCCGGCAGGATGGTAAGGTCATAATGACAAATGCGGAAGTGACGGGGAAAATCAATGCATCATCCGGCACGATAGGGGGCTTTGAAATTGGCAATGGCCGCATCGGTGTCAATAACACCGGTGATGCTTATGCCGGCTTGTCAATTTATAATGATGCCATCTACATCCGTGATTTAAGCATGGACACAAAGGTGTATGCGGGTGTTGGCAACACCATACCGGCTTCAACGGGCGTGAAAGGCGCGGGGCGCTTTGAAATGGTCAATGAAACAGATTATGGCGATGGTGGAATTGCGCTTCTTGCCAAATACTTGCTTTCGAACACGGCTCTTGCAAACAATATGGATTTGTGGTATCGGCCATTGGCGTTTGAGCGCTTGGGGAATGAACTTGCAATCGGCAAAAAGAGCGAATATGATATTGGATTCATCGGGATGGCGTACACGGATACATTGGAAGAACAATTCAAAATCACCCACACATTCATGTTCACCGGCATTGCATCATCATACATGTCAATGTATTTGCCATCGGCCACTTTGGTGAACAATGCATTGTCAAGCCGGGTTGTCACATTCCGAATCCGAATCATTGTCAGCGCATCAGCTTCAAATAAGATTGCTCTTTTGCCACCGCGCCGGTCATCATCTGACAACACGGCCGTTGGGAGCATATACAGGTCTAGAAGCACGGCAAGCAAAATTGACCTTAACAAGCAAGACACGATTGAATTGCAATACTACATGGGCAATTGGTATGTTGTTTCACAAAATTGGAACTATTGATGTATGTTACTTGCAAAGATTCTTGACCCGGATTCGGGTTTGATGGACATTCAAAATGTCGATTTCCGCAATGGTCGGAAAATCACAGAACTTCGTGCGGCTGGTTATCTTGATTTCGTGGCGGGCGAACAACCACAAGCGAATGATGGTGAAATGGCCGTGGAGCGCATCGAAACAATCAATGGCAAAATTGTACAGACATGGACAATTGAAGCCTTGTAATGGCGCACAATGGCCAAATCCGGGCAAGTTTGGAATGATGCCGGGTGAAAAGTTATTCCAAACTTATTGACTTTTGTGCGTTACTATAACACAAATTGTTTAATTTTGAACCAAAATTCGAAAAGAATATGGGAATAACAAGGTCGGGCGAGGGTGTCAGCGCCCAAATTGGCAAGATGGGGGCAATCACCGGGCTTGCAGATGGGAATTTCTCACTTGCGGACGGTCAGTGCTTCAACATCAAGAATGACGGCATTTCGGCCGTTGAACTTGAAATTCAGCTTGCCGGGAATGAGGATTTCATCAAGACACGCATTGAACCAGGATGGAATCCGGAAATCGTTAAGGCGGTGAAAGCGACTTCACTGACATCGTTAAACTTAAAATGGGGGTACTAATATGGGACTTGTCATTGGAATCGGTGATACGAAGCCGAAATTCGCATACGATTACTATTATGGCATTGAGTGGGATGCGACCGTCTCCAATCCGAACCCGACACGAATCGGCAAGGATGAATTGCATCAGTCTCTCCCGCTTCAAAGCCTGATGCGCCGGTGCATCCTCAAAGATGACGGCACGGTCAATTACTATCTTCATGCCAATGATTCCACGAAACGGGACAATGGCGCGGCCGCCAATCTTGACGGCTCCGATGGTCAGTACATGGTTGATTTGCCGGACATGTATGTCCGCTTTGAAACCGATGGTGACAAATCGCGTTGCCTGATGTCCGAATACCCGCTTCCGGGATTCACCCTTTGGGGCAGGGACTTCGTTTCGGCCGTGGAAGCGACCGTGCAGAGAAGCACGAACAAACTTGCGGCCGTGGTGAACACCGATGCGGATTATCGTGGAGGTGGCAACAATTCGGCATGGGATGGCACTTACCGTTCAATGCTTGGGATGCCGGCAACGGAAATATCGCTTACCAATTTCAGGGCCTATGCCCGCAATCGCGGCTCCGTGAATTGGAATTGCAACACCTACCACATCCATCGCAAGCTGTGGTGGCTCTTTGCCGTGGAATACGCCACATTCAATTCGCAAAAGGAGTTCAATGCCGAACTTGATGCGAATGGCCATCGTCAGGGCGGTTTGGGCAATGGTGTCACGAACCTCAATTCTTCCAAGTGGAATGCATTTAATGGTTATCATCCCGTTGTGCCTTGCGGTGTCACGAACTCTCTTGGCAATCACACGGGCATCGTGGATTACACCATGCCGACCGAATATGATTCCACAACCACCGTTGAGCATGTGCCGTCTTATCGTGGCGTGGAAAATCCTTTCGGACACATTTGGAAGTGGACGGATGGTTGCAAGTGCCTGATTCAGTCGGAAGCTGATGGTGGCAAGTCGCTTTTCTATGTTTGCGATGATGTTTCCAGCTTCACAAGTTCAGGAATCGTAAACTATGAGTTGCGCGGTGAACTTCCGAGGAATGATGGATATGTAAAGGCAATATGCTTGGGAGAACATGGCGAAATCATGCCATCGGCCGTTGGTGGCGGTTCAACCACATATTTCTGCGATTACTTCTACACATCTATTCCCGATAGTGGAGTAAGTGAACGCGGCGTGTTGTTCGGCGGTGCTGCGTATTATGGTGGGTCTGCGGGCTTCGTGTCTGCGAATACGTCTCGCGCGGCTTCGTATACGGGTGCGTATTTCGGTTCTCGGCTTTGCTATTCCGCAAATCGGGCGGCCGCATAAATCGGCGCGAAGCGCACAAATCGAAATGTGACATTTTGGGTGTGAAATGAAAAAGAAAGGGTTGTCCGGTGTCGGCGGCGTGTTGTTCAGCGGTAATGCGAATAATGGTGCGAATGCGGGCTTCGTGTATGCGAATACGAATAACACGGCTTCGAATACGAATGCGAATATCGGTTCTCAGCTATGCTTGTAAAATTTATTGCATACCGGAAACCTTGCCACAAAAACGGCCCATCGGGGGTTGAATGAGTTGAGCAATCAACGGCAAAAGATTACATACCGAAAAACGGCTTTGGTAATGCCATAAGGCCATGAAGAAGCCTATTATTCAAGCAAACCAATGAAGCGAATTGCAAACCTTTTTGATAAGGTCATAAGCCTTGAAAATTTGCGCCTTGCGGATGACAAAGCCCGCAAGGGCAAGTTGAAGTCTTATGGTGTCCGTGTCCATGACAAGAACCGGGATGCGAACCTGATGCATTTGCATGAGGAATTGGTGAACGGTACATTTCACACTTCAAAATATCATATCTTCACAATCTTTGAGCCGAAAGAAAGGCAGATTTTCCGTTTGCCTTACTATCCTGACAGAATCTTGCATCATGCCATCATGAATGTGATGGAGCCGATTTGGGTGGGAATTTTCAACGGCAACACCTATTCTTGCATCAAGAACCGGGGAATCCATGCTTGTGCAAGGGCGGTGCGCCATGCCTTGAAAACCGACCCGAAAGGAACGGTCTATTGCTTGAAGATGGACATCCGCAAGTTCTATCCATCCATTGACCATGACATCCTGAAAGGCATCGTGCGCCGGAAGCTGAAAGATGAAAGGCTTTTGGCATTGCTTGATGAAATCATTGATTCCGTGCCGGCGGGTGTCCCCATCGGCAACTACCTTTCCCAATATTTTGCCAATTTGTATTTGGCATATTTCGACCATTGGTTGAAAGAAAGGAAAGGTGTCAAGCATTATTCCCGGTATGCCGATGACATCGTGATTCTATCCGATGACAAGGATTTCTTGCATTCACTCATGCATGACATCCGCGCCTATCTTCGTGACAATCTGAAATTGAAAGTCAAGAAGAATTATCAGGTGTTCCCGGTTGATGCGCGTGGAATTGACTTCGTTGGTTATGTGTTCCGTCACACTCATACAAGGTTGCGCAAGTCCATCAAACAGGCACTTTGCCGCCGGGTGGCGATTCTCAACAAGAGAAAGATTGTGCCTACAATGGAGAAATACAAGCAGCAAATATGTTCGTGGTGGGGTTGGTGCAAATACTGCAACTCAATCAATCTTTTGAATAAACTTTCTAAATCATTTCCTTATGAGATTAAATTCGTTAGAGCCAAACGCCCATTATGATGTGGTGAATGGCCGACCGCTTGCCATCGAAAGAGACAATGACGGTTCAACCATCGTCCGTTTCAACATCACCGAGGAAACGGAAGTGCCGGAGGGCAAGAAGAAAGCCGAATTGGTGGGGTACAATTGCCGGGAAATCCGCATTTGGGATGCCCCCACAAAGGCGAATATCAAGCGGGCATTCATCCGTTCCGTCATTGATGAATCGGCCGAATTTGACCTTGTGAACTCCTACAACAAGCACATCTTGGCCATCCGTCAGGATGATGCCGCCGTGGAAGCATACAAGGAATTTTTGGCATTCACCGAGGATGTGGATGCGGCCATCATTGAAATGTTGAACTAAAACATGGACGGCCTATGCGATTTAGTGAACTTGGCATCACTTCCGATGTAATCATCGGCAAGGGTATTGACATGGATGAACTCTTTGGAAAAAGGATTCTCATTGAAAAGACCCTCATAAAGCCGTCAAATTTTCCGGGTAAGAACACATCGGGATTGAGGATGCAGATGCAAGTGGTTCTTGCTTCATTTGAGGATGAACCGGATGCAAACGGGGATTTCTACAAGAAGAATGCGGATGGAACGCCATGTGGCGAAAGGCGGTCATGTTTCACCGGGTCAGACAACTTGATTGCGGCCATCCAAGAAGCGGAATCAAAGGGCATCAGCATTTATCCATTGGACACTACAATCGTCAAGGTCGGAAAGTGTTTTCAATTTACCTAAAAAGCGATGATACCTATACCATTGAATGATTTTGGTATGACATTCCGTTCAAAGATTGTCCAATACCTTTCAAGCATCGCCGGCGGGTTGCTCTTGGCATTTGAGACAAGCATCGTCTTTCTTGTGCCGTGCTTCATCGCCATCTTGCTTGATGTGATTACGGCTTACAGTCTTGGGCGGCGTGTTCACCGGAAATACCCTAATCAATCGGATGGGAAATTCAAGTCAGTCCACAAGTTTCAAATCATATACACCATGATAATCATCTTCATGTGCATCATGCTTGCATCGTATGTTGATGAACTTGTGATAAAGGGTGATGATGGATTTGCCGTGCGTTTTGTTGTGGGTGTTTTCCTTTTTTACGAAACATGGTCTTGCCTTGAAAATTGGTCGAGCGAGAATGACAACAAGATTGCCAAAGCCTTGCAGCGCATTATGGTAAACAAGGCCGAAAGGCATCTTGATGTCCCCCTTTCCGACATCCTCTTGGACAAGGACAAGCCGCAAACCGAATAAAGCCATGACGAAAGTGAAAGTGCTTCTTGACCCAGGACATGGGATTGACACGGCCGGCAAAAGAAGTCCCGATGGCAAGTTGCGTGAATATGATTGGAACAGGCGATGCGCGGCCGCAACCCTTGCCTTGCTCATAGACAGGGGGATTGATGCCGAAATCGTGGTTCCTGAAATCACCGACATAACCCTGACGGAAAGATGCAACCGCGCAAACAAGGTCGCTTATGCGGTCGGGCCGGGCAATGTGGCCTTTGTGTCCATCCATGTGAACGCGGCCGGCAACGGCCAATGGATGAATGCCCGCGGATGGTGCGTGTTCACATACACAAAGCCGTCCGAGAAATCCGTGCGGCTTGCGAATTTGCTTTTTGACAGGGCAAAGGCTAAAGGCTTCAAGACAAGGCAACCCGAACCCTTGCAAAAATACTACAAGGCAAATTTCGCGGTTGTAAGGCAGACCGTTTGCCCCGCCGTCCTGGTCGAACATTTCTTCATGGACAATCGTGAAGATTGCAACTATCTGATGACCGATAAATCCATTGTGGAATGTTCCGAGGTTCTGGCCGATGGCATCATTCAGTACATTAACACCCTTTGATTATGAAAAGACATGTATTCATGGCGGCTCTTGTCATCCTCATGATGTCCGGGTGCGGTGTTTCCCGGCGCGTGGTGAAACAAGACCATTCGGAAAGCCGTGACAGCACCCATGTGGAAGCCGTCAAGACCGATTCCAAAGATATATTCATCGACACAACCAAAACCGAATCCGGGAAAGTGACCATCACGGAAATCACCTTTTTTCCCGATGCGGGCAAGCAGTCCGACACAACCGCCAATGTTCCGGTGGAGAATGACAACAATGCCCCCATCGAACTTGAATTGCCGGGTGGCGGCAAGGTCAAGGGCAAAGGTTCAATCCAATCAGTCCGCCAAACGGTCATTGAGACCATGACGGAAGAAAAGGGGGAAAGCCGCGAAACGGAGAAAAGCGAGGAATCCGAGAGTCACACATCGGTGGCGGCCGCCGTCAATGATTCATCCCAAGAAAAGGTCACGGAAGCCCCGAAGCCCAATCACCTGAAATATGCCTTTTACATTCTTGCCCTTGCGGTGGTGGTGCTTATGTACCTCAAACGGGTTCCGATTCTCAATTTCATCAAAAGAATCCTTGCGGGGGTACGCAAGATTGTTTCCTGAAAAAATGCTATCTTTGCAAAACATTGTTGCGAGCCGTGGTGTTGCGCCACGGTACAATGTCAGAAGCCGGGTTTGTTGCCCCGGCTTCTTTTGTAAATGGTGGTGAATTACGGATGGTTTACGAATGGGGTTACAAATGGAAAAAACACCCCGAAAAGAGGTGTTTTCGTGTACAAATTCGTGTACCGATGATGTAACCAATTGAAAATCAATTGAGGTTGTGGAGATGGGCGGACTTTAACGAATGATATTGCACACTATCATAAAGTGTCAAATATTTCATTGTCAATATCATAGCCCATTTTCTCCGATTTAACAAATATCATATAATATCAAAAATCATACCCAAATTCGTGTACAAATTCGTGTACATCAAAAATCATCGAATTTTGTCATTGCTTTCTCTTTCGTTTCATCCACGATTTTGTAATATGGTTTCATGGCCTTGAATGATGAATGCCCCGTCCAACGCATGATGACTTCCGAGGGGATGCCCAATTGCAGGGCCGACACGACAAAGGTGCGCCGGGCGCAATGGGTTGTCAAGACCTCATATTTCGGCTTGACATCCTCACACCTTTCATTCCCCTTGAAATAGACAATCCGCACGGGGTCATCAATCCCGCACAACTTGCCCAAGTCTTTCAGGGCATCATTCATCTTTTGGTTTGAGATTACCGGCAAGGCAAGGCCATCCCATGCGCCGGCATCCTTGTACTTGTCAATGATTGCTTGTGAATGCCTGTTCAACTCAATCTTCAAGCTGTCATTGGTCTTTTGGGTGACAACATCAATGTACCCTTGTTTGACATCGGCCTTTTTCAGCTTTGCCACATCCGAATATCGAAGCCCCGTGAAGCAACAGAACAAGAACACATCACGCACCCTTTCAAGGGCTTTTTGTTCGGGCTTGAATTGCCATTCTTCCAGCTTGTTCACTTCATCCCTTGTCAGGAATATGATTTCCTTTGAAGCCCCGTCCGCGCCTTTCAACTTGGGCTTGAATGTCTCATGAAGATTCCCGTTGTAATATCCATTGAGATATGCCCAATGCAGGAACCAGCGGACAAATGAAATGTCTTTGGCAACGGTGGTGTTTTTCTTGCCGGCTTTCAAAAGGCTTTCCATGTACCCTTGCATCTTGTCATGGGTGATGGTGTCGAAAGAAAGTTTCTTGTCATAGTCCCTCAATGTGCGCTTGATGGTGCGGAACTTCTTGAATGTTGATTCCATCCATTGGTTTTGCTTGCCGGTCTTAATCATGAAGATGTCGAACACCTTGAAGAATCCGGGGTTTTGTTCGGCTTCCAGCTTGTCCAACTCTTTCTTCAAGTCGGTTTGCCGTCCGATGGTGTCATTGAACAAGTCTTTCAATTCATCAGGTTCGGGGGTGCGTTTCTCAATCAACTCATACCGTGCAAAGATTTCATCAAGGGTGTTGCGCCATTCCTTGATGGTTCTGTTGATTGCGGCCATGTTATCCCCACCAATGGCCATTTGTTCAGATGCATCCCAATTCTCAATGTCGGTTGAGAATCCGAGGGGAAAATCAATGGGTGTCTTGCCCCGCAATGTGACACGCAAGCGGATTCCGAGGTTTTGCGCCTGATTCGGATTCCTCTTGTGCAAAATGAACTTGATTCCCCTTTGAATGTGCATTATTTATCCGTTTTAAGCATCTTTCCCCGTCCCGTGAGCAGCCAATCAGCCGACACGCCAAAGTCCTTGCAAATCGAAGATAATGCATCAATATCAATGACCTTGTAAAGCCTTTCATCCATTGGTTTGTCAAGTGTACTTCTTATCCGGGAATATTTCGTGCGGTTCAACTTGTGGTCATCACAAAAGGCCGTCAGGCTCCCGACCTTGCCCAAACTGATTGCGAGGTCAAGGGCTTGGAAAAATCGCCTTTGGATTTCCAGCGCTTCCGGGTTGATTGCTTTTTTCATAATGAAATCACTTTTGCCATCCTTGGGGCATGTGTTGCACCCTAATCTTGTATGATGTTGCCGCGGTCTTTCCCTTGATGTTAAACACAGCCTTTTCATAATCCTCAAAAGTCACAGTTATGAGCATGTCCCATCCACGGGATTCTTTGCATGAAATGATATTGGTTTCGGGGTTGAACCCATATTCCCCGAAAGATATTGAACCGTCATTGTCATGGGTGAATGTATTGTCATCTTTGAAGATGAATGTCTCCTTGATTGTGGACGGCACGAAATAGCCATCACTTGTGCAATATGCGATTGTCTCCCATGTCCCGAAAACCTTGTCAAAGGTGTTGGCATCCATGGGTTGTTCGGCCTTGCCGCAACCAATCATCAGGGCCGAAAGGAAAAGCATTGATATGATATGCCGAATGTTCATTTGTCCATCTTGATTTGGTAATCCCACACCATCTTGTCAAATTGCTCCTTGTCCACATCCGTGAACTCTTGGCCATCAAGATAGGCGGTTTCAAGTGAATCGAAGATTGCTTGGGGCATAACGGAATAATAATCCGGGTTGCCATAATAGTCTTTTACCTTGATTCTCATTGTTCAGTCAATTTGTTGGTCAATTTTTCAAGCATGGCAATCAGGCGGTCAATTTGCTCTTGTGACTTTCGCAAGGAATCCTCTTTGCTGGCCAAGAGGTCAAGCATCTTTTCCGCATCGGTCTTGTTCACCGTCACATTGTTGCCATTGATGTTGTCACCATGCGTGTTCACTTGTTCACCACCAGCATAACGGTGCGGCCTGACAACCAAATCACGCAATATTGCATGTTTCGATTCTGGAATCTTTGCACCGGATTCCCAATTCTGCACCGTCCTGACCGACACACCGAGCATCTTTGCAAGTTCCTCTTGTGTAACATGCAACTTTGTGCGAATTTCTTTTATATCAAAGTCGCTCATAATCAACAAGATATAATTAAACTCAAAAAAATCTTCACGAAATATTGCGTATTTTTCTTGTTATTTCGTGAAATAATGCGTTACTTTGCATTTGTAAACCTTTAACACCGCAAAGTTAAAGCAACGGAAAACAATATGAAATGACAAAAATAGGTCATTTTCACGAAAAATGGAAACGATTGCGGGATAATTTGGGTGTTCGGGGTAAAAAGTCAAACATTCATAACACTATGTGCAAGAAAGAGTTTTCATTTGAAAAGGGCTGGTCACAGGTAAAGAACGGTGATGCAGCCACGGTTCGTGAAAAGCTGATGACGGCCTTGAACCTTACCACAAGGGCGGCTTTTCTGAACCGCAAGCGCGGGGATGTCGAACCGAAATTCTCCGAAATCAAGGCCATCGAATCCATCTTTGCCGATTACGGCATCAAAGAGGTTTGGGGGGCTTGCTGATGAATCCCCGTGCCGAACTCACCAAACGGGAATCCGAAATCGCGGAATTGGTCGCGTGGGGCGGAAGCAAGAAAGAGATTGCAAACCGCTTATTCCTTTCGGAAAGAACCGTTGAGAACCACATCAAGAACATTTACACGAAAGTTGAGTGTGGGAAATCCAATGAGTTGTCCGCGTGGTGGTTTTGTACGAGGTTTCACATTTCCTTTGACTTGTCCCCGTTGAAACGGTCAATTGCCGGCTTCATCCTTTTGATGATTCTATTGCCACAAATCGCAACAGTTGATGACAATGACAATTGGATAAGGCCGCAAAAAACCGCAAGCGCAAGGGTGGCAAGAACTCGGACAAAGACACGGCGCAAAGACGATGCAGAATTTGAATTTATCTAAAAAATCGCAACAATGAAACAGAGCAACAACACTTCGAAACAAAAACAATCCCCTTTCAATTGGCGCGGCACAATCGTGGGCATCCTCGGTTGCATCGCATTTATTTTCCTTATAGCGGAGCCGGCGGAAGATGCGGCCAATTGGACACTCTCGCTTCTTGGTTCACAGGCCATCGGATATGCCTTTGGCGCAGCATCCGTCATCTTGTTCAACAGGTGGGAGAAAAGGGGTTATTTTCCCGAATAAGCCATGAATTACACCCCCGAAACACGCATCATTGACCTTACCGTCTCACAGCTTGTGGAACTCATTGAGAACACCATGAAAGCGACCAGGACGGAACCCGAAAAGGAAAAACGCCTTGTGTATGGCATCGCCGGCATCGCATCGGTTTTTGGATGCTCGATTGCAACGGCAAACCGAATCAAGAAAAGTGGCGTGATAAAGGATGCCATCATGCAGGACAAACGCCTGATAATAGTTGATGCAGACAGGGCGGTGGAACTTTGGAAAGAACACAAATCTATTTAACAAAAATCTATATGAAGCAAGTTATCTTAAAATCAATCACCCTTACCAATTTCAAGGGGGAAAAGGAAAGGACAACGGCATTCAATTCCGATGTCACCACCATCAAGGGTGCAAACGGTCTCGGAAAATCCCGCCACTTCGATGCATTCATTTGGCTTCTTTTCGGCAAGGATTCGGCCGACCGCAAGGATTATGAAATCAAAACCCGCGTGAATGGTCAGGAACTTCACAATGTGGATGCCACGGTCTCCGCAATCATCATTGTGAATGGTGAAGAAATTACCCTGAAACGGTCATTGGTCGAAGAATGGGTGAAGCCCCGCGGCAAGGCCGAAAGGGTTTTCAAAGGCAATCGCACTGATTGTTGGTGGAATGATGTGCCGGTGAATGTCACCGAATATGCCAAGAGGGTATCAAGCATCATTGATGAATCGCTTTTCAAGATGCTCACAAACCCGGCTTTCTTCGTGAACATGGACATGCAATTGCGCCGTGACACTCTCTTTTTCCTTGAACAGACATTGACGGATGCCGAAATCGTTGAAAAAAGGCCCGAATTTGCCACATTGCTTGACAAGATAAGCGGCAAGTCATTGTCTGACTTCAAGCGCGAAATTGCGGCCAAAAAGCGCCTTTTGAAGCAGAATCTTGCGGAGATTTCCCCGCGTATTGACCAGACAACAAAGATGAAGCCGGCGGCGGATGATTTCGCGGCCATCGAAAAGCGGATTGCCGAAATTGATGCGGACATCGCGGCCGTTGATGGCCAAATCGCGGACATCACAAAGGCCATTCGTGCGGCCTATGAGGAAGAAAGGCGAAAGGCTGATGAAGTCAATGCCCTCAAATCCGAAAAGCAAAAGTTGGTTTTCAATGCTCAATCCAATGAGAATGATGCGGCATTCAGGGCCAATCAGTCCCGGCGTGAACTTGCGGCCGAAATCCGCTCCAAGAAGAATGAATTGGATTCGGTGCGCCGGTCAATCAACACCCTTGAAAACGAAAAGGCCGAAAAGGAAAAGACGGCACAATATGTTGAAGTGAAAATCACTGATGGCCGCAAGTCTTGGGGTGTGGAGAATGCCAAAACCTATGATGGAAGCGACATTTGCCCGGTATGCCATCAGGAATTGCCGGAAGATGCAAAGGCGGCCGCCCGCGAGAAATTCAACGCATCCAAGAATGCAATCCTTGCATCCATCACAAGAGATGGAAAGGCCAATGTTGAAAGGCTCAATGCACTGAAAGCCGACATCGCGGCTATTGATGCAAAACTCAAAGAGACCAGGGGCGCGGAAGCCGACCTTGATGCGGAAATCAAGGCGAAAGAAGCCGACCTTGCCGCCATCGTGGAAACAAAGGCAAGAACCGTCACGGAAGCTGATGTCCCCGAATGCGCTGAAATTGACAAGAAGATTTCCGCCATCGAAGCCACCATGAGCAACGGCAATGCCGGAAGCCCCGACACATCCGCCTTGTCGCAGAAAAAGGCCGATTTGGGTGTTGAAAAGGAGAATTGCGTGAAGCGCCTTGCCGCCCGTGATGCCATCGCAAAGGCAGATGCCGAAATCGCTCGCCTTGCCCAAGAGGAAAAGCGCCTTGCCCAAGAAATCGCGGGCATTGAGGGTGAAGAAATCGCCATCCAAGACTTCATCCGTGTCAAGATTGAGGAATGCGAAAGCCGCATCAACAGCCACTTCCATTTCGTGAAGTTCAAGTTGTATGATACAACAATCGAGGGCAACATCTATGAGGTTTGCACCCCTCTTTGTGACGGCATCCCTTATTGGTCTGCAAATTCCGCATCCCAAGTCAATGCCGGGCTGGACATCATCAACACCCTTTGCAAGCATTTCGATGTATGCGCCCCCATCTTTATTGACAACCGGGAATCCGTGAATGAACTTATCCGCACAGATTCGCAAATCATCAATCTTGTGGTGACAAGGGACAAGGAAATCATCGTGGAATAAGACCATGTGAGCGCGAGGGGGAACGGCAACGGAAAATCCGAAAGCAAGCAACCGACCTAATCCCCCCGCGGTCTCACTTAAAAGATAATAAATAAACCATTATTCAATTCTAAAACCTTATGGCAAACAACAATGAAGTGGCGGTGGTTTCCGCCGTTGAGAATCAGAAAGCCGTGACCTACAAATCCGCGGGTCAGGATGTTACATTGAGCCGCACAATAGTGCGCAACTACCTTACCAAAGGGGCAACCAATGTGGAAGATGCCGACATCGTGCAGTTCATTTCCATCTGTCAGTTCAATCAACTCAATCCGTTCCTGAATGAAGCCTACCTTATCAAGTACGGCAATCAGCCGGCGCAGATGGTTGTGTCAAAAGAAGCCCTCTTGAAGCGGGCCGATGCTTGTGAGAATTACGATGGTCTGCAAGCCGGCATCATCGTGCTTCGTGGCAAAGAGGTCATTGAAGTCGAGGGTTGTTTCCTTGCCCCCGGTGATACACTCTTGGGCGGATGGGCAAAGGTGTACCGTTCCGACAAGAAATTCCCATATGTGTCCAAAGTGAGCCTTGCCGAATATGACAAGAAGCAATCCTTGTGGAAAGAAAAGCCGTCCACGATGATTTCCAAGATTGCAAAGGTGCAAGCGCTTCGTGAAGCATTCCCCGCACAACTTGGCGCAATGTACACCCAAGAGGAACAAACCACCGTGGACTATCAGGAACAGGTGGATGAAGAAATCAGGAACAAGGGCAACAAGAAGTCCATCAGCATCCCCGCACAGGATGCAACGGCCGCCCCGGTTGAGATTTCACAGGCCCCCGAACAGCCCGCGCCCGCTGAAAACGCAGGCCCCGCAGGGCCGGGATTCTAATCACCAATGAAATCCGAAAGGCCATGAATTTGCAAATCTTGGGTTCATCCTCAAAAGGCAATTGTTACTTGTTCCGGGCATCGGACGGTGAAATCCTGATGGTGGAATGCGGCGTGTCTTTCAAGGACATCAAAAAAGCCCTTAATTTCGACATATCGGGGGTGGTTGGATGCTTGATAAGCCATGAGCATCAAGACCACGCCAAACAAGCCGGAAAGTGCCTTGAATCGGGCATTGATTGCTGGATGTCCAACGGGACGGCCGCGGAACTTGGAATCACCAATGCCCGGCGTGTCCACTTGATGCAAGAATTGCATTCGTATAAGATTGGCTCATTCACCGTGCATCCGTTCAACACTGAACATGATGCCCGTGAGCCTTTCGGATTTCTCATTCATCACCCGGAAATGGGAACGGCCTTGTTCGCCACCGACACATACTTTCTTGAATACACCTTTCAGGGCTTGAACAACATTCTTATCGAATGCAATTTCCGGAAAGACATCTTGGAAGCCAATGTGAGGGCGGGAAAGTTGCCGGAAAGGGTCAAGAACCGCACCTTGCGAAGCCATTGCAGTTTTGATACATGCAGGGCCATCATGGAAGCCAATGACCTGACAGCCGTGAACAACATTGTCTTGATTCACCTTTCCGATGGCAATTCCAATGCAAGGGAATTTCAGGACGGCATCGCGGAAGCAACCGGCAAGACCGTCCATGTCGCAGAACCGGGGATGACAATTCCATTTGACAAAACACCATTTTAATTTAACGCAACAATGAAAAAATTTATCGTAAAACTCAAAAGTGATGATTCCATCATCGGAACATTTGACACGAAAGTCGAAGCATCGGAATTTGTGACAGAAGCAATTGATGACAACCAGATTGATACCGTTTTCGATGTGGTGTGTGAGGAAAAAGACATTGATGATTATCCCCTCACTTTCGGCGATGCTTGCAAGTTTCTCGGAATCCCCGAAAGCGCGATTGCCTTGAAAGGAGACAATGGAATCGCAAAATCCGCCGTGGCTTTCTATAAGCTGGCCATCATCGCAAAGGCATGGAACAAGATTGACGGCTTTGTGCCTGATTTCTCAAATTCAAGCCAATACAAATATTATCCGTGGTTTGTCTATAAATCCCCCCATGCGGGCTTCGTGTATGCGCATACGGCTAGCACGGCTTCGTATACGTATGCGAATTTCGGTTCTCGGCTTTGCTTCAAATCGTCCGCGACAGCTCGCAAATTCGGAGAGACATTCACGGCCTTGTACAATGAAATGTTCCTTGATTAAACCGAAAGCGTTATGGAAAAATACATTGGTCAGGACATCAAGGATGTCAATTTGCGAAAAATCTTCTTGTCTGATAATGCGGATGAAGTGGTGGAAAAGACTTATATGAAGCCTTATTCCGCAGCCGAATTGCAGGGCAAGAAAGAGGATTTGGCGAATGTCTCAATCAAGATTTCGGACATCGAAGCCAAGAAGAAAGCTGCAATGGAAGTGTTCAAGGGTGACTTGAAACCATTGCATGAGGAAAAGAACATTCTTGTGGGCAACATCAAGGCGAAAGCCGAACTTGTGACGGAAGAATGTTACAGGATTACCGACCAGGAAGCCGGGGAAACCGGGTTCTACAATGCGGATGGAAACCTCATTGAAGTCAGACCGGCCACGGCCGATGAAATGCAAGGCAACCTTTTCAAGCTGGCTCGAAAGACCAACACCGACAACAACAGGAAACAAGCAATCGCAAACTAACAAACATTTACCATCATGGAAACAGAAAAAACAATCTTCAATCTTCCCGCCGGCGTGGACAATGTGGAAATCACCTTGCGTGAAGCCCCGGCCGCCAAAGTGCTTGATGAAAAAGCCCCGGTCAAAATCAACATTTCCGGAACAATCGGAGCCGTCAATGAATGGCTTGAAAAGAGGGTGGAAGCATGTCAATTCTCGCAGAAGAATTGCCATATCCTTGTAGACAGGGACAAGGCGGAAATCACCCTTATCACTAATGAAGCGGATGAATACAAGCGCGGCACGGTCAAGGGTGCATTGGCCTTCAATCCCAAGTTCCTTGAATTTGGAATCAATGATTCTTCCGTTGTGTGGACACCCACGGAATTGGGCATGTTCCTGAAAATGAACCGCACTTTCTTTGCGGACAGGACAGAGAACATGAAATTGGTTTCGACCCTCATGAACTTTGTCGCAACAGTGAACAATTCCATTGCGAAACCCGCCCGCGAAAACGGTGACAGAACCGACAACTTTTCACAGATAGTGGATTCGAATCTGCCGGAATCATTCACCATCAACATCCCCGTCCTGAAAGGCGGCCGGCCGGAATCCATCGAAGTGGAGACCTTTGCCAAGATTTCCGGGCGTGATGTCTCTTTCATCCTGATTTCGCCCGATGCGGCGGCCTTGTATGAGGAAATCAAGGCCACGGAGATTGATGCACAGCTTGAAGCAATCAAGAAGATTGCACCAGACATCGCCATCATCGAAATCTAAAATCAAGTATCACCGAAAGCCCCTTGAATTTGGGCATTTGAGGGGCTTTTCAGACACTCGCAACAATGAAAGAGACATTTTATTTTCAACACGATTTCAATGCGCGGAATGACCCGAAATTGCAATCCCTTTTGATGGAAAAGGGCGTTGCCGGAATCGGTGTTTATTGGTGCATCATCGAACAGCTTTATGAGCAGGGAGGGGTGTTGTCTCTTGCACAATGCAAAAGCATTGCATTTGCTATGCACATTGAAAGCAAAGATGTGGAAAGTGTCATAAAAGACTTCAATTTGTTCCAAAATGATGGTGAAAACTTTTGGTCGGAATCCGTAAATTCCCGGCTTTCTCGCCGGAAAGAGATTTCCGAAAAGCGAAAAAGTGCCGCCATAAGTTCTTGGAAATCAAGGGGACAAATGCAAATGCAGAGCAATTGCAATGAAAATTCAGACACTTGCAATGCTATAAAAGAAAAGGAAAGGAAAGAAAAAGATATTTTAATATCTGATAAATCAGATAATGCGGATTCGCATGAAAAGGTGAATTTCGATGAAATTGTTTCCATGTATCACCGCATCTGCATTTCTTTCCCGCGCATCATGAAGCTGACCGATGAACGGAAAAAGAAAATCAAGTCCCGCATCGAAGAAATGAAAGGTGACATGGCCGTCCTTGAAACCGTGTTCACGAAGATGCAGAACTCCGATTTTATGCGCAACGGCTCATGGGCATCATTTGATTGGATTTTCAAGAACCCGCAGAATTGGATGAAAGTATATGAGGGCAATTATGACAACAAGCCCGCACAGGGCAAGAAACAAACCCAAGTGAATGATATATGGCCAACTCAGTAAACATTGCCGAATTGCTCGGAAAAGTGCATGAATACGGCTTCTTGCCGACCATTCGCCGGTATCAATACTTGCCTTTCAAGATGGAAATCGCCATGAATGTGGTGGAAGCCCTCGGAAAGTCCCGCAATCCGAACTTCCGGATTGATGATGAAAACTGCTTCACTTATGAGAACATCATCAGGTGGGTGCATGGTGATTCATCAATGGAGTGCTTGCACCCGGTCACGAAACAAAGGATTCAGGGTGATTTGCACAAAGGCATCTACATTGCCGGAAACACGGGGACGGGCAAGTCCTGGTGCTTGGACATCATGACGGCTTATTGCCTTGTGGACAACCCGCAAATCACATTCGGCCGCAACACAATTGGGCTTCGATGGAAGAATGTGCGCACGGATGTCATTTGTGACGGCTTCACCACGGCCGGGGAAATCCAGCAATACAAGACCATGCCAATCATCGGGTTTCAGGATTTGGGCGCGGAACCGGAAGAATCCGTGTTCATGGGCAACAGGGTGCAACCGATGCGGGCTATACTTGAATTTCGTGGGGATTGCACTGACAAGATGACATTGATAACATCCAACATCCCATTCGCTCATGAACGGTTTGTGCAGAGGTATGGGGAAAGATGCGCGTCAAGGCTCAATGAAATGTGCAATTACTTTGAGATTACCGGCAAAGACAGAAGAAGAATTTAATCACATCAAATCAAAATCTATTATGAAGAATCTACAACTTATTGTTTACAGGACGGACAAAGGCACACCGGTGACTGATTCCGTGCTGATTGCGGAATACCTGAATCGCAGACATTCCAATATCACAAAGGCAATCCGCCGAATTATCGAACATGGCGGCGGAAGCAATTTCTATCAATCCACATACATCAATGGCGGCAAGGTCTTGCCAAAGTTCGTGATGAACAAGCGCGGGTTCATTGATGTTACAAAGACCATTCACGGAATCACCCTTGAAGTGTCCGAAATCCTCGGACGGTTCGAAGCCGTGGAACAGGCCATCGGGGATGCACCCCTTGAAAAGCCCGCAATCGCCCCTGAAACAAAAGAAGCCGGAACGGATGGGCAACAGGCCACCGGAACACTCTTTGAGCCGTCAAATGGCTCGGAAAGGGAAAATGAAGCCCCGGAAGCATCGCAAGAGGAAACCATGTCATACATCATTGGACGGCTTGCCATTTTCGAAAAGAATCAGGCGGCCATCAATGGAAAGCTGGATGCCATTCTTGATTTCATCGCAAAAGCGGGCCGGGGTCAGGCAGCCACACCGCAAAGGTCATCCACCATCAAGATAACGCAAGAACTTGTCACGATTGGTGAATTGGCCAAGATGCTTTGCCAATATGGAATCACTACCGGTGAAATGCGCCTTTTCCAATGGATGCGTGACAATCAGTTCCTTTGCGCAATGGGGTCGGAATACAACTTGCCACGGCAGAAATACATCGAACAAGGCTTGTTTGTCATCAAGGCATCCCGCGTTCAGCTTCCAAACGGGCAAATCATCGAAAAGAACACCACCAAAGTGACGGCCAAAGGCCAAGAATACTTCATCAATAGGTTTTTATACAATCAACAGCAAGGAAAATGAAAATCTACATTTCGGGAAAGATTACGGGGTTTCCCATTGATGTTGTCCGTGACAGATTCAACACGGCAGAATCATTCCTTGAATCCGCGGGATTTGAGGTTGTGAACCCCCTGAAAAACGGTCTTGCGGTCTCGGAGCCGTGGGAAAGGCACATCGTCAAGGATGTCGAATTGCTCATGTCATGCGATGCCATCTACATGCTTGATTGCTGGCGGTCATCGCGTGGGGCGCGGATTGAATACAATATCGCTCTTGAATCCGACAAATACATCCTCTTTGAATCCGCAATCATCAACAGGGACTTGTCCATCATGCTTTTGCAAAATGCCATCCATGAGGTGACGGGGCTGAAATTCGGGGAATATGACAATGATTCCCGGAAGCAGGATTGTGTCTTTGCCCGGATGATTTTCATCTACCATTGCAGAAAGAGCAACAAGATGAAGTTGTCGGAGATTTCCAAGTATATCCACCGGACACATTCGGCCATTCTTCATTTGCTCAAAGTCTATTCGGATGAATACAAGTACAACAAGAACTTTCGTGTCATCGCCGACAGGGTGGATGACATATTGAACAAGTAAACCATTTCAATCAATGAAATATCAACCCCACAAATTCAACTACCGTTGGACACTGAAAGATGCGGCCTTTACAAAGGATAAGGGTAAGGTCTTTTCGTGTTTTGCATGTGGGGGGGGCAGTTCAATGGGCTATAAATTAAGCGGTTACGATGTTATAGGCTGCAATGAAATTGACCCCCGCATGATGTACACTTATTGTCAAAACCACAACCCGCGTTTCAACTTCTTAGAGCCGATACAGACATTCAAGTTGCGTGATGACTTGCCCGATGAATTGTATCAGCTTGACATCTTGGATGGTTCACCGCCTTGTTCGACATTCTCAATCGCCGGAAGCCGTGAAGATGCATGGGGTGTGGAAAAGAAGTTCAGAGAGGGTCAGGCATCACAAGTCCTTGATACACTTTTCTTCGATTTCATTGACCTTGCAAAGAAGTTGCAACCCAAAGTGGTAATTGCGGAGAATGTAAAAGGGCTGTTGCTCGGTGAAGCGCAAAAGTATGTAGTAAGAATCTATGATGAATTTGACAAGGCCGGATATATGGTACAACATTTCCTTTTGAACAGTGCAACAATGGGCGTTCCCCAAAGGCGTGAAAGGGTGTTTTTCGTATGCTTGCGGAAAGACCTTTGCGCACCATTCCTGAAACAAGTGAATCTTTTTGAGGAAAAGCCCGCGTTGGAAATGGAGTTCAATGAAGCGCCTATCATCTTTGGTGAATTTGCTGATTTCAAAGGCAGATTGGCGGATTCGCCGGTCATCAAGAAACTGTGGGATATCCGTATTCGTGGTGATGTCTCACAGGGTGATGCTAACATGCGCTTGTATGGCAAAGATTCGAACTTCAACCATAAATATGTCTATTTAGACAAAGTTTCTCCGACACTTGCATCAAAAGAATCATGCCTTGTTCATTTTGAGCAACCCCGGTATTTGAGCCAATCAGAGGTGTGTTGTCTTTCGACATTCCCACAGGACTACAACTTTTGCGGACAATCAGCACACTATATTTGCGGGATGTCCGTGCCGCCCCTGATGATGGCGCAAGTGAGCAATCAAGTATGGTTGCAATGGTTATCCAAAATTTAAGTAAATTTGTGTTATAGTAATACGAAAATCTACAATGAAACTCTTTTTCTTCGACTTGGAGACAACCGGGACAAACCCCGGAAAGCATGGCATTCACCAAATCAGCGGCCAGATAGTCATTGATGGCATGGTGAAAGAGAAATTCGATTTCAAGGTGCAGCCAAATTCCAAAGCCGCCATTGATGACAAGGCGCTGGAAGTGGGTGGCGTGACCAAAGAACAAATCCTTGCATATCCCCCGATGCGTGATGTATATCATGCATTGGTGGACATGCTCGGAAAGTATGTGGACAAGTTCAACCGCAAGGACAAGTTCTTTCTTGTGGGGTACAACAATGCCGCGTTTGACAACAATTTCTTGCGCGGATTCTTCTTGCAGAACGGGGATGAATATTTCGGCTCATGGTTTTGGTCGAACTCGGTTGATGTGATGGTGCTTGCATCCAACTATCTTCTTGACCGCCGGGAGGAAATGGAGAATTTC